CTATCCAGCGATGTCGCTGATATCGAGGTCCGGAACGGCCTCTGACCAGATCACCTCGGCATGCTCCTTCTGGTAGTTTTTAGTCATCCCCTCGCTGGCGTGGCCGGCGATCTTCTGCCCATCTTTCCCGGCTTTCTTGTACAGGTGCAGCGACAGTGCCCTGACTTCGTGGAAGCCTGGCATCTCTTCTTCCTTCCATCCCTTGTAGCAATCCGCTGCCTCCCTGGCGTCCTTGAATGCGCGCGTCAAGTAACGCTCCTCAACCTTGGTCCAGTGCTCTTTGGCCTCAGCCTGCTTTTGTCTCTTCCGATCAGGTCTGCGGTGCACCAAGAAAGGGGAAACAACGTTGTCACGGCAATGGCTGATAACTCGCTGCAGCTCGGGTGTCACCCTGAACCTGATCCACGCTGCGTCACTGGCTTTTGAAGTCTTCTGCTGAACCACGTAGAGATAGCCGTCCTTCACGTCTTCGAACTTCATCGCGAGGATATCGGTGCGCCGCTGAGCAGTGATCAGCGCCAAATCGATCGCGTTTTGCAGCCAGGCGGGTGCCTTCTCCCGGATCGCCTTGAGTCCGTCGACCGTATGACGTTTGCGGGTTTTCTTCTCGATGCGGTTGATGGTGCTCGCTGCTGGATTATCGGGGCACAGCCCCTTGGCCGCCGCGTGGTTGAATATATCGATCAGCAGGGCGCGGCATTGGTTGGCAGTGCGCGGCGTCAGCAGGTCGAGCATCTGAGCGATCATGCGAATCGATATCTGATCGACAGCCTTGCCCTCGAATTCGCGCCGGAATCTGCGGAAGTGCACGGCATAAAGCCCGAGAGTGCCCTTGGACAGCTCCCGCGGCGGTAGCACGTTCTTCTCGTAGTCGTCCAGGAAGGCGGTGAAAAGCTCGGCTGATTCGCCGAGTACCACGCCGACCAGGTCAGCGCCCTGCATGAATGCCAAGTTCAGTTGCTTGGCCGCATCCACAGCCTTGACCCGGTCGGTGCCGAACTGAAACCACTTCCCGTCAGTCGGGCGCCGGTACCGGTATGTGCCGCGCCGGTCATCCAGGTAGAGGTTCTGCGGCAAGCCTTTGTTCGACTTGTTGCGCGGCCGTGGGACCATCATGCAGCTCCTTTCAATACCATCGCGACGAGATCGTTGCCGGCGGCTTTGTTGAATGCCGCCCAGTCGATATACCAGAGTTTGCCGATCTGCTCGCCTGGAAGCTTGCCGTCTCGGATGTAGTTGCGGATTGCCTGGGGGCAGGGCGGTGTCCCGTTTTCGCCCCAGCGCCGCCGCTGAAATTCGCTGATCTTGATCAGTTCACGCTTCATGGGATACCTCTTCCCCGTCCGGGGTCTACGCGGGGTTAAGTGGCGGGTACTTCGCCAGAACTTCGTCAGCAACCTTCATCGCGGCCTGGGCGTAGTTCACATAGGCAGGATCGAAGCCGCCGGCGTAATGGATGGTTGCCTGGCAGGCGCGGAGGTTTTCGCGAGTCAGCTTGAGCGCCGCGGTCAACGCTTCGCGCATCTCACCCTCGGCCCGGCCCATGTCCCAGAAGCGCTTCGCCCAATGGCCTTCGGGCGGGTGGTTGGTGTTTTGGTATCCGATCGCCATGGCGCCGGCGATGCTGTCGCACAGATCGCGCTTGTAGGCGTTTTTGCCGTCGATGCTCAGGCCGCGCCGGCGTATTGCGCTGACGACCTCGTCCCGATCAAGACCTTGGTCCTCAATGACGATGTCGCGCTCCGGCTTACCCGGGGTGTAGATCACAAGCGCCAACTTCGCACCGGGAAGGCAGTGCTCGCTGAGTTTGACGAGCGCGTCGTTGGCGGCTTCGCGGAAGCGTTGAACTGCAGACATAGGAATTCCTCGCCCGCCGTACACCGGCAGGCTTTTTAAAATATTTGGTGGCTGCTGGGTTGATGTGTTGGTGCTACGATTAAACCGATGGTCAAGTCTTTGCGGGGCTACAGATGCGGGAAGTGATTGAGGTTGAGTTTGGCGGGAAGAAACACCGCATCAGTTATGCGGTGAGCAAGGGCCTGATAACGGTGTCGTCTGCCTTCGGCTCCAAATCCACGCAATTGGGTAATTCGCCGCCCGAGGTTCTTGCGATGCTTATGGGCAAGGAATTGCTCCAGGAGGCCACGCGGAAGGGCCTATTAAGTTGATGATGGCATCACCCGCTTGAACTCCACGACCCAGACCCATGGGTTCGTTTCCCACGCTCCGGCGCCGTTGATTGATTCCCACAGCTCCCGCCACGCGGCGGGATACCAGTCGCGATAATTGGGCGATACGTCGTCACTTGCCAATTCCGGAGGGCATTCCAAGCCCTCCGCCCGGATGTCTCTGCGGGAAATGGCCTGCAGCCGCTCGACGCGCACGGCAATGATCTCCAGCAGGATGCGGCTAGCGATGCGCGGCATGTGAATGCTTGGCTTCCAGCAGGAGCGATCATCCCCGCCACCGTCGTCGTCACTGGCCCATGCTGCCTCGCCGTCGGCGCGATAGATCACATGCCCGGAGTAGTAGCCTTGGCCGAAGCGCATCTCGCGAATTGCTGATGCCGGTCGATCAGGCTTCCAATCGACGATATTCCCATGCTCGTCGAAGTCGTGACTGATAACGCCCCATGTCTCGCGCACCCACAGGCGTTCGCCGGGCTGCCCATACGGACAAAGGTCAGCATTGCCCGGCATCGCCAGAAAGGCAGGCTCGAAACCGGCGGCCAGGCAATCCAGTGCAGCCTGTTTCTTCACCTCGCGGCGCGTGACCGTCTTCCGACCTTCCAGGATGGCGCGCACCATCGGCGCCGAGAACAGGATCGGGCGTTCTTTGATCATGATGTGAGCTCCAACGGTTCCAAGGCTTTTGCGCCAACCTCCGCGACTGCCAGCGCGTAGACATCCGGGTGCTGTTTATCGAAGGCAGGCATGTGCTCTGTCTCAATCCACTGTCCTCGTGACGTCCCGCGAGCGAGCCACCCCGGCTTGCTGCCAGGCGCTTGGGTCCACGCCGTAACACCGATGCCATAGGAGGCGATCTGTTTGGCAGTGATGAAACCCTGCTGGCGCATTTGCGCGATCACCCGTAGCGCTGACTCTTTCCAGGGTGTGAGCCTGATCGGAGACGGCACGCCGGCCGGGAGAGTGGTGACCACAGAAGGCACCCGGCAGCGCTCGGTGGGCCACCAGTCGAACATCCGGTTGGAATAGCCCCAGCGTGGGAGCGTCTTCTCAGGCCAAAACAGCTCGGAATCGATGCCGAAGCCATGCGAGCAGCCTTTCACTCTTGAATACTTGCTCGCTACCAGAACACGAACCCCGAGGTGCTCGAGCATCTTCCTGATGCCTTCGCTTGCGTCCGATATCTTGCTGACGATAACCAGGCGGTGATCCGGACCGGGTCTACCGTAAAATTCATCACCCAGTGATGGGAGGATTTGATCGGCAACCTTCGCATTCAAAGCGAGCTTGGCTTCCACACCGATCTGGCGGCCGTCCTCATGCACGACCAATACGTCGAACCCTGCTGCCTCAGGGTGGCAGGTCCAGCCAGGCAAGCTGTTGAACTCCAGCATGAATACCGCGCACAGCTGGGTCTCCGTGGTTATGGCTTCAAGTTCCATTGGCAAAGCTCCGCCTCGCCGCATACGCAGCAGGCAATAGGTTTAGGATGGTTGCTGATTTCTATCTGACTGGATGAATCAATACGTCAGTGCCAGACCATATGGATAAGAAATCGATTTCCGATTACTTCACGCTTGAGGACCTTCACATGCAGTCCGCTCAGAATTTCACAGACACAGCGCAGCAGCTGATCTTGGTCCTAGAGGACGCAACCGCTGTCATGGCGGGGTTGATCTCGGCATCATCAATAGGTACTCAAGAATGGAGATCGGCGGTAAGCGCTCAGCAGGAAGCGTTTGTTGAGCTGCACCTTCATCTCAGTCGGGCCGCCGCTTAATCGCAGCAGGCAATAGGGATAGGGTGGGGCCGAACGGGTGGCGGGTTTTTGCGCGGGGTTTCGTCGCGGAGCTCTTCGCTCTCCCGCCCCGGGTCAATCGATCCATCGGCGAAGCGACGCTGCAGCTCGGCCGCCACGTCAGGGTCAAACTGGGCGTAGTGCAAAAGCTCATCGTCTTTCAAAGCGTTCACAGGGATGCTCATGGCTATCTCCTAACCGGCGCGATTTATGGGGAATGGCCTACGCTTACCTCTCCCCAAAAAGGAATGCGGCCATGAGCGAAGACAGCGAGAAGGTTTTGCGGATGGCACTTAAAGGAGTGCTAGGTGCAGCTCGGGATCTGCATCTGGACCTGGACGAGCTGACCGAGGCGGCTATTCGGCTCATGGTCAGGGAGAAGCGGTATGACTCGAATGACGTAACTGAGGCCGCCGTTGCTATTGAGATGGCGGTTGATACGCTGCCACCCTGGTGAGCCAGGTGTCGATCAGCGCGATAATCGCCTACGCTTGCCGCTCCACAGTAAGGGATACGGTCATGAGCGAAGACAAGGAAAGGGTTTTGCGGATGGCGCTGAAGGCGGTGCTGGTCGCTGCGCAGGAATGCTGCGTTGATATTGACGAGCTCACGGAGCTGGCGATTCAGTCGATGTACGGCGAGCAGCTCTACAGCCCAGCGGATGTGGCCGAGGCCTCCACCGCGATCGAGGTGGCGGCTGATGCGCTGCCGGTGATCCACTGAGTCATGCTGGGGTGACATTCACCGTCGGATGTTATGGCGTGCATTACCGGGCCGACGACGCTCCACGCAAGGGTACGGTATGAGCGAAGACAGAGTGGAAGCACTGGAACTGGCGCTGAAATACTTGTTGATCGTGATGCACGAGCGCGGCGTCGACCTGAATCAGGTCAATGGCGCCGTGGCAGAAAGGCTTCTGCAATCCGCCGAGCGAAAGCACTTGGCCGCTCAGGCTGTCATTGCGATCGATGTGGCGGCCGACGCGTTGCAGGTCTGATCAGTTGGTCGAACGAAGCGTTATGCCCGGGTGACAGGACAGATGCTTCGGGCGATGCCGGGGGTCTTCTTCACCGCGCCCTTCTTGACGAGCGCCGCGACCCGTTCGCCTATCGCGTTGACGTTAACCTTCTCAGCCTTGGCAATCTCTGCGATGGTCGGCGAGTAACCATGCTTGGCGATGTAGCTGCGGATGAAGGCCAGAGTTTTCGCCTGCACCTGTGTCAGTTCACCTTTCGGCACTTTGTTCTCCCTCCCGCTGGGCTCATGGGCTGCACAAGCAGGGTCGTAGTTATGTTTGCGTGACATCGACCGTGCGATGCCACGCTTGCGTTACATGTCAGGCCGAAAAGCTGCCAAGGGCGAGTTTCGCAGCCGCGCCGATCTTGTCCTCTAACACTGACTTGAATTCCTGTGCGATCGCTTCGCGCTGCACTTCCTCGCCTACCCAGCGCAGTTTCAAGACCGGCACCGGCCCGCTGGTGATGACGGAAATGCGGAGCGTGATGAGCTGCTCGGTCAGGCATTCGAATGGCACGACGTGGAAATGCAGCGCCGCCGGCAGGGTTTCTTTGCTGCGCGCCTCGATCTGGTCCATCGCACTGCGGCTGGCGCTGGTGTCGCCGACCGTTGTTTCCGATTCGCTGGTGGCCTTGATGGTGATCGTGCGGACCGCCGCGATGGCCTTGGCGATTGGAATGGCAGCGCCTGCGTCGTCGACCGGGGTCAGGTACTGGTGCCAGTCTTCGATCCAGTCGCTCAGCTCTTTCTGGGCAAGGCGCTGACTCGAGATTTGCTGCGCCGCGGTGTAGACGGCGGTTGCCTTGAGCTTTAACACCGCACGATCGTCGGCATGACCAGGCTCGGAAGCCGTGCCGAGGTTGAACAGCAGAACGCAGCTCATTTCCTCTTGGTTGATGAAACCGCGCGCGCCAGCCGCGGCACGGTCGGCGACGTAGGTGCTGAAATCGGCCAGGGCGTGGGTGGTGTAGGTCCCGCGGAAGCGGCTACGGCCGGCCTGGTACTTTTCCAGATCCAGAACCTTGGTGCCTTCCGGCAGCAGTGCGGTGGGAGTGTCAGTCGGCAACGCTTTGCCGGTGGCTTCCAGCGCGGTGTCGGTGATGAGTTGAATCGCTTCTTTGCTCAGGGACATTTTTCAGGTCTCTATGGGAAATGGTTAGGAGGATGGGTCAGGTTCGAGGCTTGATCGGTGTTTCGTTGCGCTCGAACAACTGGCCTGGGTGCGGTGCTTCAGCGAACAGCGTCACCTGGCCGCCGCTGCCGACATTCATTGGCGTGTCCAGCGCGGTGTTCTCGCTGCGCGTGCCGCGCTTGGTCGGCACTTTGTAGTCGAGCTTGTGTTTGATTTTCACCATGTGGGAATCGCCGATCTGGCTCATGTCCAGCGTGATTACCAGCTTCCCGGCCTTGCCATGCTCTACAACTCCGCTAGCTACTTCGGAAATCGCATAGCCGATCTGGCTGGCGAAAGCGCCGCCGTTCAGCTCATTTAGGAACTCGGTTGTATCGGTAGGGGTGGACATGCGTGTTTCTCCGGTGGGGCCGGGAGCCCGCTTGGTGGGAGTTTGTGTTGGGATGCTCGTTTGTTACGCTGCGGCGTCTTGATGATTCGCCTCACGCCGCCTTCACCTGATTCCAGGCGCCGGCCTTGGTGAAGAGCATCGCGGCTTGGGATTCGTCCAGCGAGACCGCGGTGGGGACGGCGATCCATCCGGAAGCGAGGATGTGCTGCTGGTTGCAGCTGGCGCGCAGTTCAAGATAGTGATGCTCGATGGCGTCTGTGAGCTGGTCGACCTTGTACATACCCTGCGGGGCGATCTCGACCGATTTGACGTACTCGCCGCTGCGTTGGTCGATGCACATCACGCTGATGTAAATCGTCCAGATGTGAGCTACGTCGAAGATCGCATTAGCGACCCGGTGGCTGATGATCTTTTTGCAGTTTTTCCAGTTCATCATCATCTGCAGGCCGCTTGGATCGATGTTCACGACCGCGACGTGGTTGGAACTGAGCAGCGCGCGACACGAGCGTTCAATCCGCGCATGCAGGTTATGCGGCTTGCGCTTGCTCATAGTGCCTCCGCAAGTTCCCGAAACAGTCGGCGCTCGTTTGCGGTGGGCTTGTTGCGTCGGCGTTTCAGAACCGTCGATGGATCAACTATCTGCGAGCGGGCGGTTGGTTTGGGCTTGCCGTAAAAACCAGGTGCATAGTGGAACTGGCCGCCGCGGGCCTCAAAGGCTGCAATTGCTGCGGCAATTCGGGCGGAGGTCTCTTGGTTCTCCTTCACAGCGTTCAGATTGAGGCTGATCATTTAACCAGCCTCAGCACAGGCCGCGCCTCAAGCTGCCGGGCAAAGTTCATGGCCTCTTTCCAGTTGCTGAGGGTCCCATGTACAGCGCCGGACTCCAGCTCAACGACTTCGTAAGATGCAAGAGCCTTGCTCTGCACCTGAAAACGGACGCTGCTTTCAGGTACCACCCGGTCGGTACGCTTCCTGAACTCGCCGCGCGCGGCCCTTGAACGGCGAAGGAGCTGCTCCAGCTCGACGATGCAATCTTGAAATGCCTGGTGCATGGCGATTCCTCTTTTGGTTGTGCGTGTAGTCGTCAGCACTCTGGCCGCCTGACATAGGCCGAGTGGGCGCAGGGGAGAGTGCTGACGGGTAAACGCTGGGTGAAAAAAAGCCCCATCGACGTGGGGCTTTCGATATCGCTGGTTCACAAGGCCTCCCTACGTGAACCTTGCTTGTCGGCGCCGCCTTGTGCGGTAGGCCGGGTCAATGTCGTTTACATGTCTGCAAATCCTCGGCGAGTTGATAGGCACAATGCAGGTGGGCGGTTATCGGCCGCAGCTTCGTCCGCATCGGGGTGTGATCTGCCGTCCGGGGTAGCCTGTCCGAATTGCCGGTCGAAACCTGCTAAATCACCTGCCCCTAATCGAGAGGCATATGTTTTAAGGTGCAGGCAGATCACACCCCGATGCGGCCTGGTCAGCGTTGAAGCGTTCCAAGCATCGGGCAGTTTTTGTCAGGCTGACCTTTGCACTTGTTGTTTAATCATCGAAGCCGTAGGAAAAGTCGCCTTCTTCACAGTCGATCAACAGAACGGCGTTGCCGAAATACAGCGAAGCAAGCATCCGCTCCCACTTGCTGCGGACGCTCCTTTTCAGGGAGACTTTTTTGTCGTCGAGCTGGGCGCTGTACACCTGGCCGAAGGCGACCTTAGGCTGCCAGCGGTCGCCGGTATCTCGCTGGCCCTCGATCATCACGTGCAGGTTGTGTTTCAGCGAGTAATCACTGCGGCGTGCTGAGTTGTAGGTGTTTTGACCCTCGGGCGCGGGGTCGAAGTAGATGTGGACGAATTTTCGGCTTTGAGAGTCGTCCTCCGTAATCCGGATTTCTGGAGCGCTCCAATGATCTTGGGCAGCTTCTTCTTTGTGGGCGTCTACGAATTCTTCCAGCAGCGCCTTCAAAGAGACTTCCCCAGTGAGTAGCCCTTCCCCGGTCAGTACCTCTGAAATTGAAGCGTCTGCTTGAGCGAGAATTGCCGACTCCATGCCTGAGGCTTCCCAGCGTTCGCGCAGGGCCGTGGCGATCATTGCGTTGTAGCGCTGCAACTCGAAAACGTCCGTGACGTTGGCCGGGAACGCTTTCTTGACCGCGTCCTTTATCGACTCGCCGATGGAGCCGTAGGAGCGAAATGCGTCTTCGACGACGCTCTTGAACATCTTGTCGATACCGTCATCGATCAGCTCCCGAGGGCGATCAGACAGGGCATACGCACTGACGCGTTCGGCCAGTAATTGCTGGAGGGTTTGTTCCATGGGTTGCTCCTTGCGGGTAGGTTGGATTGAAGCTGCATTGGAATGTCGGTCCTGACCAAGATGCTCAACTACGTCCGCCCGTTCGCATACAAACAGTTGGCCTGGATCAGCTTTTTTCATGGGGCGCCGACATTCCGATGCAGCCTGTTTCGAGGCGATAGGGCAGTTAACGTCAGGCTGACGCTGGCGCTGGTTGTCTATCTGCCGACTGCTTCCAGTTCGGCGTGGCTGGCCTGTAGGCGCTCGATCAGATCCAATCTCTCTTGCCCGGTCAGGTGCCGTGCTGCGAGGAACAATCCTTCAGCCAGGTTGCCGTCGAACTTCATTGAGCCCGCCGGGTGTTCCAGCTCGAGCGTGATGCGTTTTTCTGCATCCAAGGTCGACATGCTTTGTCAGTCGTAGCTGCTGCTGGACGAGCCGCTGTCGCTTGAGTAGCTGCACGAGCTATCGCTTGATGAGCTGCTCGAACCGTAATCGCTGCTGGTGTGGCAAGTTCTTGAGCAGTGATCCGACGACGTTTGAGGCGAGTTGTCGAACGTCGTATTGAGCGGGCTGAATGGGCTCAGCGGGTTAAGCGGATTGGTCAGATCTAAGCTGTTGTCAGTGCTGGATCTAGCCGCGGTGCGAGATCGTGAAGTGGCTGAGCCCGGGGCTGACTTCAATGCCGCTTCCCCATCATGCGTGAGACGGATAATTCCAACGCTGTCGATGTAGGCGAGACCCTGCGTGTTCAGCTCACCCCAGATTGCAGGCCCAACCGGCTCATGATCTTCATGGAAGTTGGCCAGTGTCGCGTTGCCGGCGGTGTTTTGAATGTACTGCAGAGCCTTGAGGTGGAAACTATTCATGGGGGGCTGCTCCGGTTGATTTCCCGTCTGGCCCTATTGCCAAGGCCAATCGGTGAAATCAGGTGCCGGTCTCTTCCCGGCTGTCATCCAGTCATCGGCACTGGCGCCGCTCATTACCCGCTGCTGATTGCAGGCTCTGAGTCATCGTCGGTTTGGGCGTTGCGCTTCCTCCTCGTCACCTCAATCAGCATCTGTGGGTGGCGGATCAAAGGTCCTTACAACATGCACGCTGCAGCGCGATGTGCCCGACTGAGTGGGGCAGGGTGCATGAGGTCCGGCGTTCCCAGCCGAGGCTATCGGGACCGCTAATTCAGTTCGTTGTCTCTCCCTTCTGCCGCTGGGATTCGCGGTTTGCTTTGCTTGCCCGGGTCATTCACGCGGTTCTGACGTTTCGTCATCGATCAGCCGTCCAGGGTTCTCCCTGTCGTTGGCAGGCTTTCCTCGTTCACCTGTCTGATCGCCGGTCGCCGGTAGAGGCAATGCGGTCTGTTGATTTGTTGCGGCGAGTTTTTAAAGAGCGTCTGCGCTTGCGGGCAGCTCACAGCCGCAAATAGCTGTGATGGGACAAATATGAACTACTGGTTCATATTACGTCAAGTACCAAAAGTACAAATTATCGAAGTGACCGTTTTCGGGGTGGGTGCCGCTAAGGGATTTGGGATTTACGCCGAACCGAAGGTTCGTTATGCTCCCCGCATTTACTGGATGGATATACAGCTTTCCTAAGGAGGAACTTATGGCACAGCAGGGCGGGAAAAAGGAAACAGTAACGAAACCGATGAGCGCAATGGAGCGGCTCTCGCTACGGGTATCGTCGATGATCAACCACCCGATCGCCCAAGAGCGGCGGGAGGTCAGAATTCATCGGCTGGACACTGATGGGGAGCGGGAGTGGAACGAGATTGTGAGCGCGCTCTCAGAGGCGGACGGAATTGAGCTGACGCACAATCACGAAGACGCTTCGATCACGTTGAGGTGGGAGCCGTCGGCGGATGACGAGCGTCCTGCTCAGGCCGCCGACCCATTTGAGCCTGAAGAGCCGGCACCTTTCTGACAGGCACAAAAAAGCCCGCTCAGGTGGCGGGCTTTGATCATGCAGCTTTGGTTGCCCTTGGTATCTTAAAGTCGGGCACGACAATCCCTTCTTTGAAGAACATAACCTCGTCACCGACGTAGCGGGCTTGCGCGGTGTAGTGAAGACCATAGTTGAGCACTTCATTTTCCCTGTACATCTCGCAAATCTCCGGCGCACTGTCATAGGATACGACCCAAGCACGCTGGAACTCTGGCGATTGAAGAAGCCCCGCAATCTGAAGGTGGTCTTCATGCTTGTAAAAATTTCGGTACAGGCCGCGCCCTTTCACATAGTAGGGCGGATCCAGATATATCAATGAAAGTTCAGGTAGAAGAACAGAGGCACGACTAAGGAGCTGAAAAGCATCTTCGCAGTGAACGCTGATCGATTTAGCGTTAAGGGCGATGCGCTCCAGTCGAGCCGAGATCATATCTTTGCTGAACCTGGCGTCCAGTTTGTAGGTTCCAGCCTGAGCTTTGCCACCAATAACGCCCCCCTTCAAAATGCCAGAGCGGTTGGTGCGATTCACGAATAAAGTCGCAAACCCGCGCTCCGCAATGGATAGATCTGGGTCTTGGACGAGCATGACGGAGCGCCAGTGATGCCACTGATCCATCGTGATCGGAGTGTCGTGCAACAGCTTGGCCAAGCCATCCGGGTCGCACGTTGCGGCCAGCCAGAACGCATAGACAGCCGGGTCCAGATCGTTGATATGGATGTGGGATGCGTGTCCTTCAAAGAGAAGCTCCAGCGCGACCCCAGCACCACCGGCAAACGGTTCGAGATAGTGCCCTCCGCTCAGCCCGTTGGCACGCATTACCTCGGATATAAAAGGTGCGAATCTAGCCTTCCCTCCAGGGTAACGCAAAGGACTGTAAAGCTTATTAGAGTACATTCGAACTCATCCCTGAAGATGGATTGGCGGCAATCCGATTCTAGCATTAATAAGGTTCAATGTGTCCATCAATGAAGAGGCGAATTCATCTTTATCTAAATGATGGGCTACATAATAAGTAACGTATTTATTGAATTCACCCTTGCATGATTTAGCCCAAGTTTTACACGCCGATATATTAGTTGTGACTTCATTGAGGATATCAGTTTCAGAAAGGGAAATGCCCATGCTCGAGAAATCTCCGAGAAACGCATCTCGTTCTTTTTTGAATTTTTCAAAGAACAAGTCATCGTTTGGCCTTGTCATGATGTAGTAGATCATGCGTCTTTCCAGTGCGAGCCCATCTTCGTCAGGTAGGCGGAGGCAGAAGTCCTGGATTTTCAGATTATTCATGAATTTGTCAGAAACGTCTGCATCCAATACTACGAGACTGTGTTCAAAAAGAACGGGGAATCTCGAGCACGCATCTGCTAGTGGCTTTACCTCGGTATAAGCAATGCCAGGCTTAGCACTATTAATATCCAGCGATTGGTGAAACTCCAAAGTATCAATGATCTCCCGCTTCCTGATGATTCTTTTCAGAAAGTGTATGGCAGTCTCATCTTCGCAGAATATTTTAAGTTTTCTTATCTTGGCCAATTCTATAGGACTGGTGAAAGTAAGCTCTTTGTAAGCGAGATCGTAAGGCGGGTTATGCAATATGGGGTAATTAGACCCTACAGCTTTCGACTTGCTAACGAAATTGACAGCAATTTGCCCTCTGTCTAGCAATCCTGCATGCTTCAGATAAATGTCTGATATGAGGCCCAGCGAGTGGGTAGTCAGTATAACCTGGGTTTTAAAGTCTCCGGCCCACCTTAACAGGTAGTCAAATAATCGCAGCTGTGCCACTGGGTGTAACGTGGCTTCAAATTCATCGATACATAATATTCCACCACCGGTCTTCTGGCCTATTTTAAAGTCACGTTGAAACCCAATTAATCGATTGAATATGGATCCTAAATTATCTTCACCAGAAGAAATCGACTCCCAATCATAGCCTAGGTCTCCACCGCTCGGAGCCCATGTTGACTTAATCTTAGGTCGGTAGACACCTACAAAAGAACCATAGCTTGAGCTCGGAAATATTTGTTCGTAGAATTTCTTTAATTGAATTTTTTCGCTTGCCGATAGTGACGGGGTAGTGGTCGGCTTGCGCTGAGCTGCAAGATCAACAATTGGATATAAGCGCTTTAAATTGAGGAATGAAGTATTGTATGAAAGATTGCCATCACCTTGCTCCGAACCAGATACCACAATCCTGTGGCGATTAGTTTTGTCTGCCGTAAAATAAATTTGCACGGGAGATCTAATGCATCGGCCATCAGACATTTCGGAGATTATTGCATATTCATAGTCGTCCGTATCATATGTCTTCGAAAGGTTGAAAACCTCGGAAAGAGTTGTCTTTAATCTCTTTCCTAAACCATCTTCAGCGCTGCTTGAGAACGGGTGCGCTATTAACGCCATCAACGATGTTTTCATAGTTCCGTTACGGCCTGACAGGACCGTGATCTTTGAGCCTAAAACTATCTTCTGATCCTCTAGAGACCGGAAACGTTGAATGTCAATTCCTCTAACTCTAGCAATTGGGATTGTCTTATTATCGGTTATCCCTAGTTCCGCTTTTGTTTCCCCTTGAGGGAGAATTCCTGCTTTGGATGTACTCACTGTAATACCGGTAATAAGTTGAAGGGATTCTTGATCTGCATGGAAAACGTTTTTTGCGCAGAATCTGCAACGGTTGTTATTAGACCAGGTTTCCGTTCCAGACGAATAACACTCGCGCCTGAATGTAGGTCTCGTCGATAGTAATGTCCTCGGCCTTGTGCTTGCGGTTGTCCGAGATCATCTTGAATTTATCCTTACCCTTCATTTGCAGCCGCTTGATGTACTGGAATCCGCCGTACGAGAAGTAGTAGATCCCGTCTCCAATGAATTCCTTGACGCTGATGTCGACCAGGCAAGGGTCCCCATGCTTGATAGTTGGCGTCATCGACTGACCCCAGCCTGTGATCACCTTCAGGTGGTAGTGTTCTCTGAACTCAACGCCCATCGAGCGAAGATGGGAAGGACTGATGCGGATGTCCTGAAGCAGTTCAGGGTAGTCGTGAGCTACCTCACCATCACCCAGCGCGCCGCGCACGTCATAGTGAGCAATCCAAACCTCATCGCCGACTTTGCCGGGCCTATAGGCATCGTTCACCAGGACGCTGACACTTCCCTCCGGCTCGTTCCCCTCCGCAACGGCCAGCAGCTTCTGGATGCGATCTTCACCCAAGCTTTTCCCGGCAAGCATCTGGCGAATCTTGTCCGCAGCGGAGGGGAGGGCGAACCCGAGCGCTTCCGAGTCATGAGGCGGTGCGAATGCCTCGGGGCCATCCCCCGATGCATGTTGCAGCCATTCGATCTTTACCCCCAGAAAAGTAGCAATGGCATGCATCTTAGCGGGACCTGGGATTGACTCGCCATTCAGCCATTTGCTGGCAGCTTTGGGGGTCACCTTGGCTACTTCTGCCAGGCGAGCGCCCGCTCCCCACTGATCAATGCCCTTCGCGGCAAGTGACTTTTTAAGGCGAGAAGCGAAAGCAGTGCGGATTTCTTCTATTTGAACCATAGGTTCAATATCGCACGGCCTTGCATGTACTTTCAGTTCCGACATAATATGTACTGCAAGTTCATATTAGCTACGGAGGCCGCATGGGCCCGCTTAAGAAATCGATTGACGCCGCCGGCGGCGTTCCAGTGGTGGCCCTGGCCTGCGGCAAGTCGCCCCGCGCGGTTTACAAGTGGCTCTCCGCCGAATGCCTGCCACGCACCGAGTACACCGGTGAAACGCGGTATGCAGAGCGTATTGCAGCCCTCGCCTCGGCAAATGGCAAACCCTTCGAACCGTCCTGGCTGCTCGCTGAAGCCCATCCGGGCAAATCCGTCGCTTGAAGACATTGGGGCGGGCATTGACTCGTCCTTGATTATTAGTAGCGAAATGGCATGACCACAGATTAAGACGGAGAAAGCCTCATGGAAACGTCGAACTTGCGACACGAAACACGCGATGCGGTGCTGGTTGCAACTGCCCGCGACATGATCGCCCGAACCAGCATGAGCCAAGACGGTTTTGCTGAGCAGCTCAATCACCAGCTGTTCAACCGAGCCCCGGCCCGCTGCAAGGAGAAAGGCTTTCCTGATCTGCAGGGCCTGACCAAGACCGCAGACATGCAGGCATACGGCCGTGCTTATAAAGCGTGGAGTAAGCGTGTCGAGCGTTGGCTTGATGACAGCGGCGACCGTATCGAAATCCCGTCGTGGATTGAGGAGTCATGGGTCGCCGCCCTAGATCAGCCATGGCGTGACCGCGCTCTGACCGAGCTGGCGGGTCGTTATGGCTTATTGGCCGTCAAGCAAATTGGTTCTGGTGTGGATGACGCGCTGCAAGTGTTCGCTGGCATCGCCACAAACTTCGGCCTTGTCGCGGGCCTGGGCGGGAAGGTGTTCGCGGATGGCGTGTTCGATGAGAAGGACCACATCTATGCCGAGTCCTTTGAATCCTTCTGCCGGTCGCTCGCCGCTCATGCAGTCGCAATGGCGGATCAGGCATCGCTCATCGCTTCGAAGATTCATTAAATCCCAGGCACAAAAAAGCCGACGGTCGAGGTCGGCTCTTTCTACAGCGTTTGCGAGGTCGATTATGCACACCCCGAACACCCAGAGCAATAGCGCCACTGATTCGTCAGTCTTCCCAATGCGGCAAAAAATGACGCGTCAGTCTATGTCGTCGCGTGAGATATCGGACCTCCTGAATTCGCGCCATGACAAGGTCAAGCAATCCGTCGACCGCCTCGTCCAGCGCCGCACGATCGTCCAACCCCCAGTGGGGGACGAACAAATCAAAGACTCGCTGGGCCGCCCTCGCACCGAGTCCGTATACCACCTGTGCAAGCGCGACAGTTTCGTCGTTGTCGCCCAGCTCAGCCCTGAATTCACCGCTCGGCTGGTTGACCGCTGGCAGGAGCTGGAAGACCAAGCGGCTGGCGTCCATCGGATACCGGCGGATTATGCAGAGGCCTTGCAGCTGGCGGCGGATCAAGCTCGTGAGAACAGCCGTCTCTTGGGCGTGATTCAGCTTCAGGCGCCGAAAGTCGCGGCTATTCAACGTCTTGCAGCCGCAGAGGGCGCGGTCTGCATTACTGACGCCGCGAAGCAACTCGGGCTCACGCCCTCCAAGCTTTTCGACTGGCTCCAGGCGAACCGATGGATCTATCGACGCGGTGGTTCCACGCGTTGGATTGCGATGCAGCCCCGAATCCGGTCTGGTTTCCTCAAGCACAAAGTGACAGCCCTCAAGCCCGATTCTGAGACTGGGATCGAGCGTGCTGCCTTCCAGCCATTGGTAACCCCCAAAGGCCTGACTCGCCTGGCTGAAATCTTCCAGAGCGAGAAGTTCTGACATGCAGTTCACAGTGACCGTAAACCAGGTGAAGGCTTTGGAATGGGGGCTTAACTCCCAGCAAGCCCTTCTGTTTGCATTCGTCTATGGCTGCCCGAGCTGGGCCAAGCCAGTGAAGACTGATGCCGGTATTTTCTTTGCCCTCAGCAAGGCCAAAATCGTCGAAGAGCTGCCGTTGCTCACCGACAAACCAGACACCGCTTACAGGATGCTGAAGGCCCTGGACGAGGCAGGACTCATTGAGCTCTCCAGCACTTCCAACATCACGTTGTTCCGCCTGACCGAAAAAGGCACCGAGTGGAACAGGAAGCTTGATGGGTCGGAAAAATATCCGACCCCAGAGCGAGCAAAGGGTCGGAAAAATATCCGAGCTACCTCGGACAAATCTCCGAGCAAGGTCGGAAAGAAATCCGAACAAGGGTCGGAAAAATCTCCGACAAATCAGGATACCAATAATCAGGATACCAATCAGGGTACCAGTCAGGGTTTGCAACTCGCCCCGGCTGCGCCGTCGCAAGCCGCCACTTTGACTCTGATTTCCAACGAGGCACCTCGCTGCATAATTCCCGATGACATGCCAGGCCCGAAAGATCAGGCGTGCAAAACTTTCAAGGCTTGGGCTAATTACGCCATGGCCTACCGCAAGCGCCATAACGCATGGCCGGTATGGAACGCCAAAGTTGCCAAGCAGGTGTCGCTGCTGGTCGACCGTCTGGGCATCGATGTTGCTCACCACGTCTCTGCGTTCTTCCTGACCATCAACGATGCCCGCGTCGTGGGGAACATGCACAGCATCGGCGACCTACTGGCCAAGGCCGAGTCCTACCACACGCAGTGGACGACCAATCGCCAGATGAATGCGACCACGGCGCGCCAGATCGAGCAGACCCAAGCGAACATCAACGCCGCGCAACAGGCTGCCGAGAACATCCGTCAAGGAGGTCGCCGTAATGCTTTCCTATGACGAAATCGCCGAACTGTCAGGGGCAATCTGCGCCACTGCTGAGGCGATGGGCCAGACGATCAGCGCCGCCGGTGCCCAAGTCATTGCCGAGGATCTGGCCGGTTATGAGGCTGTCGTGATTATCGCCGCGCTTCGGGCCTGCCGACGCGAGCCGAGTGGGAAGCTGTGCCTCGGGATGGTGCTGAAGAACATACACGCCGCCGACCGTCGTCCGGGCAAAGATGAGGCCTGGTCGATTGCCCTTTCGGCAAGTGATGAGTACGAGACCGTCGTACTTACCGCTGAAATCCGCCAAGCCATGTCTGCCTCAACACCGATTCTGCAAGCTGGAGACAAGGTGGGCGCGCGCATGGCTTTCATGAGCGCTTATGAGCGCCTCGTCGCATTTGCCCGCGCCGAAGATCGCCCAGCGAAATGGGAAGTGTCGCTGGGCTACGACTCGGCCCGTCGCCTGGTCGCCATTGAGTCCGCCGTACGCTCCCAGCTCATCACCCACGAGACTGGCAGCAAATACCTTGCTGACTTGCGCATCGCGCCCATCACCGAGGAAGGCCAAGCCATTGCAGGTTTGCTCACCGGCACTCAGCCGACTCATGTTGCCCCACATGTCCGGGCCAAGCTCGACGAAGTCCGTCAGATTCTCAAAGAGAGCAAACGGGTAAAAGAGCGCGATCGCCTGAAGCAAGCGCAGCGTCGCCGAGTAGATAGCTACCTCCGCAAGCGCCATGCCCGGGCCGCCCTGGATGAACTCAAGATTGCGGCCGGCCAGGAGCGTTTCTGATGGCTTTTACCGATTCCCGTATCCAACAGCTCCTTGCCGGACAGTCCTCCACCGCTCGGACAATCTTCGAGCATGTGCCCATCCAGCAGCCGTGGAGCGCTCACGACATTCATTGCGCCGCGCTGGCAGCGAACGCCACGTCTGTTGCCGTGCACGCGGTCCGCCGCGCACTTGGCGAGTTAAAGGACGCCGGAATAATCCGCGAGCCAGTAGGCAGCAAGTTTCAGCGCGACGCCGTAACCACAAAATTGAGGATTGAAAAGCCCATGCCGAAGCCTGCTAACGAAACCGTCGTTGCACTCAGGAAGCCAGATGTCCAGGCGCTGGATGCGCTGGTAGGTCTCTCCGCTGAGGTCATCAATCTGGCTGACGATATCGGTGCACGCCTGAAAGGACTGGCGTCACGCATCGAGGAAGTTGCCCTGTCGGTGGAAGTTGAGCGCGATACCAACGCCGAGGCGCTGGGCAAGCTCAAGCAGCTCCAAACGTTGCTGAAGGGGATCGCACAGTGAGCGCGCTCAATACCCAAGTTTCCGGCGACCACTACAAGTCGTTGAAGATTCAGCCCATCGAATTCATCCACGCCAACGGCATTCCCTTCGCCGAGGGTAGCGTCATCAAGTACGTGACGCGCTGGCGCGCCAAGGGCGGTATCGCCGACTTGGAAAAGGCCAAGCACTTCATCGAGCTGCTGATCGAACTTGAGAAAAAAGCGCAGGGGCTCGCCGAATGAAGACTTTCCACGCGCTGATCCGCGTTTTGTGCTGCGCCGTTTTTCTCATGGAGTTCGGCTACTCGCACCAGGTGAGTCCGGTCGAGTTCCAGTTCGGAGGTAGCCAGTGAAGCAGACCAAGTTCACCAAGGCCGCGCGGGGCCGCGACTGCCAGATCCGAATCCCGGGCGTGTGCAACGGCAATCCGGAAACCACCGTGCTGGCGCATCTCCGCATGGCCGGTACTCGCTGCGGAACCGGCCTGAAGCCGCACGACTTGCAGGCCGCCTGGGCGTGCTCGGCCTGTCACGACGCCGTCGACGCGCGCCGCAACACCGGATTCAGCCGTGAAGAACTCCGCACGATGCACATGGAAGGCATGGTGCGGACCATCGACATTCTTGTCAGCGAAGGGAAGGTGGCAGCTTGAACAGCCCAGCAATGATGTTCGGCGGGATCCCGGTGGTCATCTCCGAGCACCTACCGGCTACGAAAACGATCAAGTGGCGTACCGAGCGCAAGTGGTGCCACTGGAAGAGCCGCCCTGAGCTTCGGTACCGCATCCACGCCAAACAGGTGCCGTGCGAAACGGTGCTGATGTTCAACGGCGGCGCGGTCATGTCATCCGCCAGTTGGGCAAAGATCCAACTGGAATTGGCTTCACGGGGTCCGGTATGAGCCCTTCCCGTATCTGGATCTGCATAGCAGCCATTACCTTGGTAACTGCGGTCGGCACTGGTTATAGGGTTGAAACGGCTGTGAAACCGGTGAACTTGCAGGAGGTGTTTCGATGACCTGGTCCCAGCTCAAAGCCTTGCTGAACACTGCGAAGGTGCTGCATGACGGTCGTGGCGGGTTTGCCTTCTCGTCGGTGCGCGTGTCCGCGAAACAGGCGGGCAAATGAGGCTGTTCAAGGCTTCGTCCACCCGCGCCAAGCCGGTCGACCGCGAAGGCCTGGAGCAGGCCGCTCTGATCAAGGAACTCGAACTGCGCCTTCCGGCCGTGGCCGCGCTGATCTACCACGTGCCCAATGGTGGGCATCGCCACAAGCTGGTGGCCATCAAGCTGAAAGGGCAGGGCGTCAAAGCGGGCGTGCCCGATCTGGTGCTGCCGATGGCGCGCGGCGGCTACTTCGGCCTTTACCTCGAATTCAAGGCTACGCCGCCGGGCGCGGCTCCGGTCTCGGCCAGCCAGCACGCGTGGATACGACGGCTTAATGAGCAGGGCTACCTGGCGATCGTGTGCCGTGGCCACTTCGACGCTATGGAGCAGATCCGCGCTTACCTGCGTCTCGCTCCGACAGTGGTGGCCGCATGAGCACGGGTGAGTCGATTGTATATCTGGTGATCGTCACTACATGGGTGTGTGGCATCGCGGTCGCCAAGGGCTTCTGGCTGACGCTCGGCTGCGTGACGTTCCCTCCTGTGGCCTGGGTCGTGCTGGCGCAACATCTGATGGGGCTGGCTGCATGAGTAAAACTCGCGCTGTGAAGCTCAGCGATGCAGAGATCCGCCGGCAGGCGGCCGACGTCGCCGTGCACGACCTTCGTGACCCTCGTCACCCAGGCCTGTACCTGCGCTTCGGCAAAGATCGGCAGCGCGGCTCCTGGTATCTGGTCAAGGGCAAGGCGTGGAAGCACCTGGCGCGCTGGCCCGAATTGAGTGCGGCCGCCATCGTTGCGGAGTTGCCTGCCCTGCGTCAGCGCCTGCTTCACGATCCAGAAGCCGCCGTCGCCGTGGGGCAGCTCGCTACGTGCGGACAGCTGATCGAATGGTACGGCGAGCGAATGAGCCTCGATCGTTCGCTGTCGGCAAAGCGTAAGGCCGGTGCCAAGTCAGCCATCAAGTGCCACCTGAAGCCCAGGCTCGAGCACATCCCTTTGCGGGATCTGACCGCAGCCGTGTTGGACCGAGAATTGATGTGGCCGTGTCAGCAGGAGCTGTCGCTGTCGTACGTTCACCAATTGTTCGTGCTGCTGGTGGTCGCGTTCCTGCAGGCGTCCAAGCTGGGCCTGATCGATAAGAACCCAATGGCCGAAATGAAGTTCGTGGACTTCACGAAGGCTCGCATCATGCCCAAGGCTGCCCGGTTGCGGGGCGGGCACTTGGCGGATGTGGTGCTCATGCTGGCCGGCCTGTTCGAGAGCCAGCCCGGTGAGTCCATGTTGGCGCTGATGATGCTGTGCCACGGCACTCGAGTCGGTGAAACCCGAATGGCGCGCTGGTCGGACATCTCCATCCCGGACGGCGAGTGGTTCATCCCGGCCGAGAACACCAAGACCCGGACCGAGCACCGCGTTCCATTGACCGCTCAGGCCAAGGCGCTGCTGACCCGGTACAGGGCCCTCCAACTGGCTCGTGGTTACGAGGGCATCTACCTGTTCCCGTCACGGCGCGGGCGTGTGCTGAGCGAGGGACAGGCAAGCGCGGTGTTCTCCCGCATCGGCCAGGGTGAGTGGACTAGTCACGACCTGCGCAAGGTGGCCCGCACAGCGTGGACTGACCTCGGCATCGACGGGCACATCGGCGAGATGCTGCTCAACCATTCGCTGGGCAAGATCGCGTCCACCTACATCCACACGCAGGCTCGGGCACAGCGTCTGGCGGCGTTGGAGAAGTGGCACAACTGGTTAGATGAACGCGGCTTCAAGGCGATTCACAACCTGACAGACACCCAATATGAAGATTCGCAAAACCCCGCGCACGCCGCGAACGGCGAGGTCTGCGAGCCTGTTTCCAACATTGTGAATGGCGAGGTTTAAAAAGCATGAATAACAGCGATCTGATCGATAAAGCTCACGCCATCAGTGCATGCATGTCCTATGACGATGACACTCCCAACGGCAACGCGAAGACGATGATGCGTGAACTCTGCCACCGTCTTGGGCAGCGGACAGTGCGCATCCACAAGAAGAAAGACGGCTATTTGATGACCACTCTGTTCGGTGAAGCCCGCTTTCTCACCTGGAAAGAGGCAGTGATGTGGCGTCTGTTCGGCTGGCCGCCGGTGGGCACGGAATTATTGCGAGTTGCCTGAGATATGAGAAAGAGCCATGGCCCCGCTTTCCGCAAACAGTTGAGGCCGCTGATCGAGTGTGCGGCCTGCCGCGGTAAAGGCGTTACCCAAGGTATTAGCTACGAACTGGACTGCCTCGCATGCAACGCATCGGGCTGGGTCTGTGCCGATACCGGCGCCGCGCTGCCGCTGGAAGACCTGGTGCTGCAACTCAACATGAAGCTGCGCAATGTCACCGCCGAGCTGAGCCGCGCACGACACAGCCAGGGCGGCGCGCACGAGCAATACGAACAGAACAACCGCCGCGGCGCCGGCGGATCGAACTTCACAGGGGATTGAATATGAATACTCGCAAACCGTTGCACCGTCCTCTGGGCGATACCGAGAACATGCTGGAACAGTGGGGATTCTGGCGGATGGATGGAATGGGAGTTCCTGGCTACACATCGCCGTCACTGGCCATCATGCGTGACGTGATGCCCTCGACAAGCAAGTCCTACGTGATAACTGACGAGCTGGCCGGGGTTGTTGATGCAGCGGTAGCCAGGCTCTGCCGTCGTGAGGCGCAGATGGGCGACATGATCTGGCTTTACTACGGCGCGAAGTGGCCGGCCACGCGAGTGGGTCGCCACTACGGCGTCAGCGAGATGAAAGCTCGGGAGCTGATCAAGGCCGGTGTCGCATGGATTGATTGCGCGCTTGAGGACATGAGACAGGCCGCATAAAAATCAGTTGTCCATATGGAATAGCTCTGTTTTCATGTCACGGTGTTCAGCTGTTTCAGCGCGACACCCAGACAAAAGCCCGGCCATTGCGCCGGGTTTTTTGTTGACTGAATCTGTCTGTTATTTTGAGTCTTTGTCGGTTTGAACTGGACCGCCGTTCAGTAACTGAGCGAACCGGGCGAGTTGTTCGGCAACATTTGCCTGAATCCTCGCCTCGAGCAGGTCCTCTTCCATTTTCGCGCGCTTCTCCTCAAAGGCTGCAACTTCAGTTTTGCGCTTTGCCTTGGAACTCTTTCTCAGCTCAAAAACGAAAGCAGCCATATAGGTAGCTGCGTTGACCAGATGCATCCCAAACAACACTACTTCCGGCCTCGTTATGGGGGCGTCCGACGAAGCAAACTCTATGCAGTGATAGCTCGACCAGCTAAAGGCAGCGGCTAGCCAGAGGAGAAGGACTATCTGAGTGACCCAAATTTTGACTCGCTGCGCCTCCTCGGGTGTTGCCTTGGCAGCTGTGAAGATGAGCGCACCAGCCCCAAAGAAAGCTGTCAGCGCTATGGGCAAGGTTTTGTAGATGTCTTCCATCCTTAGGCTGCCTCTACCGACAAAGAGATTCTTTTCCCGAGCGCTGCCAGCGCCGCTTCGACCTGCTCCATTTTCGATGTGTGTAGGAAATCGACAAGACGGTCGCCCTGCACCTGGTGAACACCCAGTAGACGTCGCAGGTCCGCTTTCCGCATATCCCGTTCCATCATGCTGTTCCAGAGAACGATCTTCGCGACCGTAACTGCGGGCAGGTGGACTACATGCTCGCCATCCATTGGCGGTGTGGCTTCGGGGATCGCCTCGCGACGATCAACGTAAATCGAGAGGGTCGTCTCGATGGCATCGACAGCTTGGCTGATGCAGTGGTCCCGATCTTCGCCCCAGCCGTGAAGCTCTGGAAGGTCTCTGCAGTTGATCGCCAACCCAGGCTCATTGTATTGCTCGAAACGAATTGCAAAGTTGTACATGGTCACTCCTCGCGGGTGATGGTCCAGCATTCAGAATGTGGAGTGGGGCTCTCAGAGCCCCAGTTGTTTAATGATCGCTTTCCGAGTGGGTTCTGGCATTTCCTTGCTGCCATGATCCGGGAAAGTTGTCTTGTTGCCGTTGGGGGATGTGACTTTGAAGTGGCTTCCTTTGCCAGCTTCGAAGGTCACCCCCTGGGCCTTTAACCATCGTCTGAACTCGCTGAACTTCATCACCTCGCCTCGTTTATGGGATGAGCCATTCTACAACATTTTTGTTTTAGTACAACACTTTTGTTTTATTGGTTTGTTGCCGGAAGCCATAGCCAGGGTGGTTCCTTCGGAAGTGCCCTGGACGTCGATAGCCGGAAGTGCGGCGTACGGAAATAACACCGGCAGTCATTGAGCCCCATACCTCGAGTGTGCAGGGGGTGGCTTTGGCGGACTGATGGAAAGACATCGCCCATTTCGAGCCTCAGCATCTGCTGGGGCTTTTTCGTTTTCAGCCCCGCCACACCCATCGCTCCGAGCTGGGAGTGCTGCGGGGCTGATTCATTTTCAGATCCCGAAAGGGTGGATGTCGGACTACGACGAACATGCCTGAAAAATCACCTGACTTCTGGGCGCAGGTCTGGCTCGTCCTGTCGAATCCGCTCTGGCAAGGAGCGATCATGGCCGCAACCATTTCACTGCTGCGCGTGCTGTACGAAGGAAAAGAGGCCAACAAATGGCGCGTTGTGCTCGAGGCGCTGATCTGCGGCGCGCTGAGCCTGTCTGCCAGCAGCGTCATCGAATGGATGGCCTGGCCGTCGAGCCTGTCTGTCGCCGCCGGCGGCACCATCGGCTTCATCGGTGTCACCGCGATCCGCGAATTGATCATCCGATTCCTCGGCCGCAAGGCGGACTCACTATGAGCCTCGAACCCGTTGTCGCAGTAGCCAAGGTCGGCTCCACACTGCGAGCCATTGCGGCGGCCATCGTCATCGTCATCGTGATGAGCCTGCTGATCGCTATCCAGCAGATCCGCGTCGTCACGCTTCAGGGCGCTGTGACCGTCGAGGCTAAAGCCAAGCAGGAAGCGGTGGATGCGAACAACGCCAGCCAGGCGACGATCACCACGCTGAAGGCTGAGGCTGAACGCAATGCTGCTTACACCGCCGACCTGAACAAGCGGATCAAAGCCAGCGAAGAAAAGGCCAAGAAGGCGAGGAAGGATTTCGATGATCTCAAGCGCAACAGCAAACCTGTTCGTGATTGGGCTGCTCAGCCTTTGCCTGACGGCCTGCGCGGCAAAGCCGCAAGTGGTAACAAAGACAACAGCCATAAGGCTGGAAGCCCCTGAGCTGATCCCATGCGAGCGCGTCAATGCAGACGACACCGATCTGCGTGACAACGGCGACGTTTGGGAGCTGAAGGACCAGGCCATCAAGCTGCTCGACACGTGCGCTGACCAGGTCGATGCGCAGATCGTGCGTAGCAAGAGTAAGTAGCTTTTCAATTTGATGCGCCACACACGGTGCGAGGACTTCACATGAACGATCAAGCGATTGAGCAGGAGATTCAAGATAAGGGCCTGACTGCTCCACGCATCACGCCAGGCGACGTCGAGCGCAACATCCGAAGCGAGTTCTACTTCACAGCTGGTGAGGGTGTGTTGGGTCAAAGCGCTATGGGTACCAAGCCAGCCGGTAACGCCGACAGCTTGAACCGCCTCACCTTCTGCGTGTTGGTATTGGCGAATGGCTTCACCGTGACTGGTGAAAGCGCCTGCGTTACCAAGGCGAACTTCGACGCTGAGATCGGCAAGAAGGTCGCCCGCCAAAACGCCATTACTAAGATCTGGCCGTTGATGGGCTATGAGCTGACCGAGCGCCTGCACTCCGCGCAATGAAGAAGTCCTGGTACGTCACAGTGCCGGGTTACCCATCATTCCCCATGATCATGCCGGAAGACCATGGCCACGCTGGTGCCCTGGCATTCGCGCGCTGCAAGTGGCCGGCCCTTCACAGTGGAGTAAGACATGACAGACGGCAACCAACTGAAAGTGGTAACGATCAGCCCGGGTCCTGCCTCAGCTGGCGGAATGGCGCACCACACTAAAGGCACCAAGGTAATCCTGTCTGATGGCAGCGAGCTCAGCGGTGTCACTCGCATCACTTTGCACGCCGAGCCCAAAGACGTATGGAAGGCAGTCATTGAGGTCTATCCGGAAACCGTGCAGGTCGTTGCGGCCGAAGCCACCACATGTGTGGTTGAAGTTACGGCGCTGGCTGATGAGCAGCGCCGTTATGCGATGGGCCAGAACACCGAGGGCTGCTCCGAGATGCCAAGTGAAGGCATTGTCCTTCTTGAATTGGGTGAGCAGGTAGACCCTCTTGGCCTGTAGTGGATGCGCCGCGCGGCGCGCGTGGATCAACAAGTGGTCGAAGGTGGCATATGAACGAGCAGCTGATCTCCTTGCTGGAAAGAACAGCGGCAGCACAGGAAGCCCAGGCGAGGTCGATGCAGATGATCGCGGATCGCCTCGACCTGCTGATCCAGGCGATGGCCGAGGGCGAGCCTGAAGACCCTGATGCCCAGCCCCTCAGATACATGGACGGCACACCATGCCGTTGAGATCGAAGAAGCCGTGCAATGCACAAGGCTGCAACGTGCTGACCCGCAACCCTCGATACTGTGATGCGCACAAGGACGTCGGCAAGCGGTTCGAGGTCAAGCAGCGTGAGAAGCAGCGCGAGACCAGCAGCCAGCGAGGTTACAGCTACAAGTGGCAGCAGGCCCGCAGGTCCTACTTGGCTAAGCACCCGCTGTGCGCTGAGTGCGAGCGCCAGGGATTGGTGGTGGAAGCTACCGATCTCGACCACATCGTGCCGCACGGCGGAGACAAAGAGGCGTTCTGGGTTCGCTCTAACTGGCAAGGCCTGTGTCACTCATGCCACAGCCGCAAGACGGCGGCAGAGGACGGCGGCTGGGGCAACGCAAGGGCGTATCGCACCGAGGCCACTTGAATGAGATCGATTCTCGTGAAATTTCATCGAAATTAGCAGAAATGAGAAATATTCCCATTTCTGGGGGTGGGGAGGGCAAAAAGTCTGGGTGCTTCGGCTTCTAGACCGCGCCCTCAGTCGTTTTTTTACACCCGCGAAATTAAAAATTCAGGAGTTGCGCGATGGGAGGCACCGCCACGGTCGCCGGCCGTGGTCGCAAACCCAAGCCAACGGCCAAGAAAGCACTGGCCGGAAACCCGGGCAAGCGTGCGCTGAACACCGCCGAGCCCCAGTTTTCCAAGATCACCCAGATCGACCCGCCGGAGTGGTTCAGTCCCCGGGCTGCCACCATGTGGAACATGATTGTTCCTGAGCTGCTGCGCGAGAACGTCGTCGCGATAACCGACCTTCATAACGTCGAAGCCTTCTGCAGCGCCTATGACAATTGGCGCATGGCTCAGGAGTCGATCAAAGAGTTCGGCATTGTGGTGACCGGGGCCACCGGTGGGCCGATGAAGAATCCCGCGCTGACCGCGGCCAACGAAACGATGCGCCAGATGGTGACTTTCGGATCAATGCTTGGCCTGGACCCGGCGAGCCGCACGCGCTTGATCGGCGGCAACAAAGAAAAGGAAACCAACGAGTTCGCCAAATTACTGAGTAGCTGATGGCCAAATCCGCCCACCCTAACGTCGACAAGGCGATGGCGTGGGGTCGGTCATTGCTTCGCGGGAAGGTACCGGCCTGCCGTTACATTCATCAGGCGGTGCAGCGCCACTTCGACGACGTGGCTGCCAGCCGCAAGCGCGGATTCCGCTTCAAGTTTGATCCCGCCAAGGCTGAAAAAAAGCTGAAGCTGATGCAGCTCCTGCCGCACACGAAGGGGGAGTGGGCATTCAAGCGTCAGTTGATCACTCTGGAGCCCTGGCAACTGTTCGGCCTGGCGGTCACATTTGGCTGGGTCAAGAAGAAAGGCGGCCACCGCCGGTTCCGTGAAAGCTATTGGGAAGTGCCCCGAAAGAACGGGAAGTCCGTCGTTGCCGGCGGCGTTGGTATCAGCATGTTTGTGGCCGACGGCGAGTTCGGCGCCGAGGTGTATGCCGGTGCGACCACCGAGAAGCAGGCGTGGGAGGTTTTCCGGCCCGCGAAGCTGATGGTCAGCAAGTCGCCCATGCTGATTCAGGCTGCCGGCATCGAGGTCAATGCCTCGAACATGAACATTCCGTCCGACTTCAGCCGCTTCGAGCCGCTGATCGGTGATCCCGGGGACGGCGCTTCACCGAGCTGCGCGATCGTTGACGAATACCACGAGCACCGGACCTCGGCCCAGTACGACACCATGCTGACTGGTATGGGCGCACGGCGTCAGCCGCTGATGTTCATCATCACCACCGCCGGCGCCGATATCGAAGGGCCTTGCTATGACAAGCGCCGTCAGGTCGTAGAGATGCTAGCCGGGACCGTGCCCGACGAGGAGCTATTCGGCTGGATATGGACTCTCGACGAGGGGGATGACTGGACCGATCCGAAAATGCTGGCCAAGGCCAACCCGAATCACGGCGTTTCGGTGTTCCAGGAGTACTTGGAAAGCCAGCAAGCGAGGGCCATTCGGTCCGCGCGGTTCGCCAACACGTTCAAAACCAAGCATCTGAACCTGTGGGTTAGTGCGAAATCCGGCTTTTTCAACATGCAAAGCTGGAAGGCCTGCGAAGACACCACGCTGACGCTCGAACAATTCGAGGGCCAGGAGTGGGTGGCCGGTTTCGACCTGGCGCGCAAGCTGGACATGAACTCAAGGGCGCGCCTGTTTTGGCGGGTTCTCGACGGCAAGACCCACTATTACTGCATCGCTCCGAAATTCTGGGTGCCTTACGACACTGCCTACAACACCGACAACAAGCGCATGTCGGAGCGCTTCCAAGCTTGGATCAACTCGGGGCATTTGGAAGTCACCGACGGGGCGGAGATCGATTACCGCGAGATCCTCGAGGACACCAAAGAGGCCAACCACCAGGCGCCGCTCAGGGAATCGCCCATTGACCCGCACGGTGCAACCGGTCTGAGCCACGACCTGGACGATGAAGGGTTCAACCCCATCACGATCACGCAGAACTACACCAACATGTCCGACCCGATGAAGGAGCTTGAGGCCGCGATCGAGTCTGGCCGCTTCCATCACGACGGCAACCCGATCATGACCTGGTGTATCGCCAACGTTATTGGCAAGAACATGCCCGGTAACGACGACGTGGTGCGTCCGATCAAGCAGGGCGACGACAACAAGATTGACGGGGCGGTGGCGCTGATCATGACGATCGGCCGCGTGCTTGTAGATGTCGCGCAGAACACCACCGAATCATTCATGGACTCAATCCGGAATCCAATAATCGCATGAGCCTGCCATTGATGTTTTTCATCCTGACCGCGTTGGTGGGTTTCGGCCTGCTTGTCGTTGGGGTTTTTATCCTGTTCGGCAGCGGGTGGGCGCTCATCGCAGCGGCTGCCTCGATGTTTCTGATTTCCGGCTTCATTCAAAAAGGTCTAGCAGGTGAATAAATCTCTCTCGCTGGTCCTCGGCAGGTCTGCGGCCAAGCCGATCAGGTCGCTCGGCGACTGGACGGGAAAAGCCATTCGCCTGAGCGACGGTGGGTTCTGGGGCGCCTTCCTGGGCAACCAGTCCAGCTCCGGTAAATCGGTGAATGCCGACAACGTCATGCGGCTCTCCACGGTTTGGGCCTGCGTGCGGATCATTTCTACCTCTGTCGCTGGCTTGCCACTGGGCGTATTCCGGCGCAAGGCCGACGGCGATCGCGAGGACGCGCGGGATTTCTCGCTGTACGACGTCATCCACAGCAGCCCCAACGAGGACATGACAGCATTCCAGTTCTGGCAGGCGGTGGTGTCTTCGATGCTGCTCTGGGGTAACGCGTACTGCGAGATTCACCGATCAGGCGGCCGGGTTATTGCTTTGGACTTCCTCCTGCCTTCCCGGATGGACTTGGATGTCGATGATGACGGGCGGCTGGAGTATTGGTACAGGCCTCGCAAAGGGCCTCGCCGTCAAATTGAACGGGTCGACATGCTGCATATCCCTGCTTTCAGCATTGATGGGCGGGTGGGAATGTCCGCGATCCGATTCGGTTCCGAGGTCTTCGGTGCGGCGATGTCTGCCGACGACGCGGCAAACGGCACATTCAAAAATGGTCTGCTTCCGACCGTAGCTTTCAGCGTTGACCGGGTGCTCAACCCTGCCCAGCGAGCAGAGTTTAGGGAGTATGTGAAGACCGTCTCCGGTGCAATGAATGCCGGGAAATCGCCGGTACTAGAGCAGGGTGTGAAGGCTGAAACCATCGGCATCAATCCGGTGGATGCACAGCTGCTTGAGTCGCGCGGACACAGCATCGAGGAGATCTGCCGCTGGTTCGGCGTTCCGCCGTGGATGGTGGGTAAAACGGACGCCGGCAGCAACTGGGGGACTGGTCTTGAACAGCAGATGATCGCCTTCCTGACCTTCTGCATCAGCTCGATCACAAGCCAGATACAGCAGTGCGTCAATAAGCGCCTGCTCACGCCGATCGACCGGCGAACCTACTACACCGAGTTTTCGCTGGAGGCATTTTTGAAAGCCGACAGCGCGGGCCGTGCGGAGTGGTATAGCAAGATGACCCAGAACGGGATCATGACCCGTGACGAATGCCGCGTTAAGGAAAACCTCCCACGCCATGGCGGCAACGCTTCGGTGCTCACTGTTCAGACCAACCTTGCGCCAATCGACAAGCTCGGGCAGTCCACCGACGGTCAAGCCGCTCAAAACGCTTTGAAAAACTGGCTCGGCCAGGCCCAGGAGTAACCATGTCATTGAATGTAAATGCTCGCAGTTTCAACTGCGAGCTGAGCCCGCGCGCGCTTGATTTGTGGAACCCGGATCTACGCGCCGCGCTGGAAGCCGGCACCGATACGATCACCATGTACGGGATCATCGGCGAAGACTGGTTCGGGGAGGGCGTCACGCTCAAGCGCGTCGACGCTGCACTGCGCTCCATCGGCGACAAGCCGGTCACCGTCTACATCAACTCGCCTGGCGGTGACATGTTCGAGGGGATCGCGATCTACAACCGTCTGCTCGAGCACTCCCAAGAGGTGACGGTCAAGGTCCTGGGCTTGGCCGCTTCGGCCGCCTCGGTCATCGCGATGGCTGGCGCCAAACGCGAAGTCGCCAAGACGGCGTTCCTCATGATTCATAACTGCTGGACCTACTTCGCCGGGAACCGCCACGCCATCCGCGAGCTTGCGGACACCATGGAAGAGTTCGACCGCGCGATGATCAGCCTTTACGCAGACACCAGCGGCCAGGATGAGGCTGCGGTGGAGAAGATGCTCGACGCGGAGACCTACATGAACGGCTCGAACGCCGTTGAGAAGGGTTTCGCTACCGGCCTGATCTCAGCATCCGAAGTGGAGCAAGCCCCCAGCGACGAAGGTAATCAGGCCCACTCGGCCCGCAAGCTCGACGCTGCGCTCGCCAAATCAGGCATGCCGCGCAGCGAGCGCCGCAAGCTCATTTCAGAAATCAAGACCAGCACGTCTAGCGCTGCTGGCGGCGACACGCTTCGCGCTGTCGTGCCGGGCAAGCCTAGCGCTGCCCTTGATGTATCCGCGTTTGAAGAAACCGCAAATCAGGCGTCAGCACTTCGGGGGCTCATCCCCGCCTGCTGATCGACTGGCGCTGCAACCCATTTGATAACCGCCCTAGAGGCGGTTTTTTCATTTCTGAAAGGACAAAATCATGGCTGTAGATCTTTCTGCAATTGAAGCTTCCCAGAAGCAAACCCAAGCCGACCTGAAAGCAGTCGGCGACCAGATCAAGACTTACGCCGAGCGCACTGAGAAGGAAATCAGAGCCTCCGGTGAAATGCAGGCTGAGACCCGTGGCAAGGTGGATGAGCTGCTGCTGAAACAGGGCGAGCTTCAGGCGCGTATGCAGGATGCTGAGCAAAAGCTGGTGAATGCCAACAAGCGTCATGACCCAGAAGTTCAGCAGTCTGCCGGCCAGCTCGTCGCTGCGAAAATGGCAGAAGAAGGCGTCAACAGCTCTTTCCGCGGCGCCCGCCGTGTGACCGTGCCGCGAGCCGCAATCACTTCCGTGCCGACCTCCAGCGGCGCGCTGGTGCAAACCGAGCGTGTCGGCATCGTTCTGGCGCCTCAGCGTCGCTTGACCATCCGCGATCTGGTGGCACCTGGCACCACCGACAGCAACGCTATCGAGTACGTGCGTGAAACCGGCTTCACGAATAACGCCGCAATCGTCGGCGAGGGCCTGGCCAAGCCCTACAGCGACCTGAAATTCGAACTGCAGAACGCCAACGTGCGAACCATCGCACACCTGTTCAAAGGCAGCCGCCAGATCCTGGACGATGCTTCGGCGTTGCAGAGCTACATCGACGCGCGGGCTCGCTACGGCCTGTTGATGGCCGAGGAAGCGCAGCTGCTGTACGGCAACGGCACGGGCAACAACGTGAAAGGGATCATCCCCCAGGCGCAGATTTACGCAGCGCCTGCTGGTATCCAAGTGCAGGCGATTCAGCGTATTGACCGCATTCGTCTGGCGCTGCTGCAGGCGCAGTTGGCCGAGTTCCCGTCCACCGGCATCGTGCTGAACCCGATCGACTGGGCGGCTATCGAGTTGCTGAAGGATGGCGAGGGTCGTTACATCATTGGCAAGCCACAGGAAGGTACTGCGGCGCGCTTGTGGAACCTCCCCGTCGTTGAAACCCAGGCCATCGTCCAGGACCAGTTTCTGGTGGGCGCATTCAGCCTGGCGGCGCAGATCTTTGACCGGATGGGTATCGAAGTGCTGGTCTCGACTGAGAACGCCGACGACTTCGAGAAAAACATGGTGACCATCCGCGCTGAAGAGCGCTTGGCCTTCTCGGTGTACCGCCCGGAAGCCTTCGTGACCGGCCCTCTGACCCCAGCGGCTTAACCCTTCCCACAGAGCGCCGCCCGCGGGCGGCCTCACTGATTCAGGAGAGACGAACATGGCACGTGCAAGCGCAAGCGATGCAACCAAGGGGGCTGCTACAGCCGCAAATACGGCTTCTGCCCCGTCTGGTCAACAGACTTCAGCAGAAAGCACCACCGCCACGGCCATTGCCCCCGGCGTACAAGGTGGAACCGCGGTAGCAGATAGCGCTTCCGTGGCTGGCGCAGGGGATGGTCCGCTCCAGCCCACTGATCCGGCCAATGGAATTGGCAACACCGTGCAGGCTGGCCAGCAGCCCTCCGGTGCCGCAGCTGCTGGCTCGACGATTACCCTCGACGCTGCTGCAGCGACCGGTGACCTGTTCCAGGCGGATGGCGCTGCTGAGGACGGCAACGAGGTCATGATTTACCCGTTGCGCAGCTATTTGGACGGAAAAGAGATTCGCCGCGCTGGTGGCGAAGGCTACAAGTCGCCGAAGCATGACGCTGTGTCGCTGGTCGCCGCCGGCCTGGCCACCGACAAAAAGCCGAAGGCCTGACATGAACGCCATCCCGACCGATCAAGCGATGCAACATTTGCGGGCGGACGAGGATGACCGCGAGTACGTCGAGCTGCTGCTGACCGCCGCCGAGGACAGTGCCGCCCAGTTCATGAACCGGCGGTTTTATGCTGATTTGGATTTGCTGGGGGCCGCCGTGCTCGACGGTTCGGCTGGCCCGGATCCGGTGCTCCTGAATGCATCGATCCGCGCGGCCTGCTTGCTGATCCTGGGTTCGCTCTATGCCAACCGGGAGGATTCAGCCAGCGGTGCTGCATTCAGTGAGTTGCCGATGGGCTCGCGGTCGTTGCTGACGCCTTACCGAATCGGCTGGGGTATCTGATGCGTGCAGGCAAGCTTCGACACCATGTAATGCTCCAGCGCCCTGAGTATTCGCAAGATCCAGTGAGCGGGGAGGTCATCACATCATGGGTTGACGTCAACAAGGTATGGGCCGCAGTCGAGCCGCTGTCGGCACGAGAGTTCATCGCCGCAGCAGCGGGTCAGTCTGCAGTGACGTCGCGTCTGGTGATTCGTTACCGCCCGGGCATCACCTCAGCGATGCGGATCATCCACAGCGGCAAGGTCTACAACATTCAGGGCGTGCTTGCCGACATGGAGAGCGGCCGCGATTACCTGACGCTTCCATGCAGTGAGGGCGTCAACGATGGTTGATACGGTGCAGTTCAGTCTGATCGGTATCGACTCGCTGGTGGCGAAGCTTGAGGCCGTCTCTTACGACGTCAAGCGCAAGGGTGGTCGTTCAGCTCTGCGTAAGGCCGCGCAGGTAGTCGCGGAAAAGGCCAAAGAGGGCGCGCGGAAACTCGACGACGCGGCGACAGGTCGCTCGATCGCAAACAACATCGCGCTGCGCTGGAATGGGCGGCTTTTCAAAGCATCCGGGGATCTGGGTTTCCGCGTTGGTGTTCTTCACGGCGCCAAAATCGCCAAAAAGGGCAACCCCGACGAAGGGGAATCGGGGCCTACACCACACTGGCGTTTCTTTGAGTTCGGTACCGCCAAGATGGAGGCCAATCCATTCATGCGCAAGGCGCTGGCTGAAAACATCAGCCTGGCCACAAGCACATTCATCACCGAGTACGAAAAGGCCATTGACCGGGCGATCCGACGCGCAGCTAAGGCGGGCAAATGAAATACCCACCCATTTTCCAAGTGGCTGCGGCCGACCCTGCAGTAATTGCCCTGATCGGTGCAAACCCGGTCAGGCTTTACCTGTTCGGTATGGCTCCAGATAAACCGGCTGGGACCTATTGCGTGTGGCAGGTCATCAACGGAAGCCCGGAAAACTATCTGGCGGGGCGCCCCGACGTCGAGGCCTACGGCCTGCAGGTTGATGTCTACGCCTCCACTGCCGCGGCTGCTCGAGCTGCAGGTCAGGCAATCGAGTACGCAATCGAATTGGTCGCGCGGGTGACCAGCTACAACGGTGAAACGCGCGACACCGAGACCATGCTCTACCGCTACAGCTTCGACGTCGACTGGATCGTCCAGCGATAACCGAATACCCCAAACCGGCCCGCTACAAGCGGGTTTTTTTGTGCCCGACATTTGGAGATCACCATGTCGATTCTGTCCCAAGGAACCCAGATTTACGCCCTGGTGCCGAGTGCCGCCAACCCAGCGGCTTTCGAAATTCTCGAAATCGAATGCGCTACGGCATTCAGCCCAGGCGGTAACCCTGCCGATCAGATCGAGGTTACCTGTCTCAGTGACAAGGTTCGACGCTACATGCGCGGCCTGCGTACCCCTGGTCAAGCCTCGCTGACTCTCAATGCGGACCCCCGCAACCCATCGCACGTGAGGCTGCATCAGCTCTCTGAGGACGACTCGATCGAGAGCATCCACTGGGCCGTGGGCTGGTCAGACGGCCTGGACATTGCGCCGACAGTCGGCGCGGCAGGAGCGCTGGCGGCGCTAAGTCTTGCCAACGGCGGCAATGGTTACACCTCGGCCCCAGCAGTTGCCTTCACCGGGGGCGGCGGCAGTGGTGCGGCGGCAACCGCGCAGATCGCGGGCGGGAAGGTCACTGGCTTCACTATCACCAACGCTGGCACGGGTTACACATCCGCTCCAAGCGTGACCCTCACCGGTGGCGCGGGCGCCGGTGCTGTCGCGGCTGCTGTGGTCGGCGAAGATGATGATTTCGTGCTGCCGAGTACTCGCACCTGGTTCATCTTTGACGGCTACGTCTCAGATTTCCCGTTCGACTTCGCCGGCAACGCGGTGGTGACCACTGCGGCAACCATCCAGCGCTCCGGTGGTTCTGCCTGGATCCGTAAGGTGGCTGCGTAATGGATCTGAGCATCGAGAGTCTCAAGAAATCCAAAGCTTTCACGTCCCGCCCGGTCGAGAAAACCATTGAATGGGAAAACGCGGGAAAGAAGCACAAGTTCATCACTTACGTTCGGCCGTTGTCTTACCAGACCGCGGTTGGCGACATCAGCGCGCGGAATGGGGTAGATCCTCTCGCTGCGCGCATCGCCTCCAGTATTTGCGATAAGGATGGCGCCCCGGTATTCACCGTTGCGGACCTGACCGGGCAGAACGATCCGGAGCGCGGCGCACTGGATCCTTTACTCACCCAGTTGCTGCTCATTGCGATCAGTGAAGTGCAGAACCTGGGAAAGACACCGGCCTCGACGAAGTAGACGAAATTTGGTGCGAGCTCGTTATGAACGGAATCGGTGGCCGCACCATTGCCGAGGCGCAGGCCAATATGAGCTTTCCCGAGTTTATGGTGTGGTGCAAGTTTCGCGGCAAACGGGGCTCGCTGAACCAAGGGATGCGGATTGAATCGGCGGTGGCTCGATTGGCCTCGTTCTACGGCAACAGCCGAGCAGGGAAGAAGGTCTTCAGCATTGAAGACTTTGCGCCGCATATGGATGAACCACCACTAAGTCTTGATCAGGCAATGGCGACTTGGGCTTGACGCTGCTACATTTTGGCTTTCGTGAAGGAGCTCCAAATGCACAAGGCTTGCGGTGTTTTACTCGTCGCTGTTGTTTTATCAGGATGCGCTGCGCAGCCATCTAAGCCACCACTACCCGTTTCTCAGATACATCCAACTCCCGTTTGCGTTGGCGATGACCAATGTTCCGAGATGTGGGGCCGGGCTCTACGAGCGCTCCCAGCTATCTCCAGGGTTCGCTTAATGACTGCGACTGACAGCTACCTTCAGACCTTTCCCATTGATAAGGTGGGCTATCTAAACGGTACGGTGTTCAAGCAGAAGGTCGGGGAAGGTAAGTACTCGATCACCGCGAGCTTTGATTGTCGCGGAAAATCCTGGTGTTCGGATCTGTCTAATCGAGCCCTCGATCTCTTCAACGTAGAGGTCGCAGGGTTTTCCAAGTAACCTAAAATGCATAACCCGCTTCGGCGGGTTTTTTGTGCCCGGAGAAAAAGCATGGCAGGTTCGCTGGGTACTTTGACCCTTGATCTTGTAGCCAAAATCGGGGGTTATACCGGCCCGCTCGATAAGGCAAGCCAGGAGACCAAAAGACGTAACGCCGAAATTGCGAAGTCTTTCGACAATCTTGCGAAAGGCGTAGGCGCATCGATTGGCGCTATACCTGCGATTCTGACAGCCTTGGTCGTATCCTCCGCCAATTCCGCGAAAGAAATTGCCAATCTGTCCGCGCTGGCTGGACTTGGTACCACTGAGTTCCAGAAGCTGGCCGCTGGCGCTCGTAGCGTGGGGGTCGATCAGGACAAACTGGGCGACATCTTCAAAGATACAAACGACAAGCTTGGCGACTTCATCAACACCGGCGGGGGGGCGCTAAAGGATTTCTTTACCAACATCGCTCCCATGGTCGGTGTGACGGCCGATCAGTTCAAAAAGCTGAACAGCAAGGATGCACTTGCGCTGTACGTGACCAGCTTAGAGAAGGCGAATGTCAGCCAGGCCGAAATGACCTTCTACATGGAGGCCATCGCCAGCGACTCCACCGCCTTGGTTCCACTGCTACGGAACAACGCCAAGGGGTTCGACGACCTTGGCGAAGCTGCAGCCGCTACAGGTGTAATACTCAGTACAAGCACCATTGCTTCCGCGAAGCAGTTCGGCATTGAGATTCAGGGCATTGAGCAATATCTGTCTTCGGCTAAAACGCAGTTAGCTGCAGAGTTTTTGCCATTACTGGCGCAATTCAGCAAGGACATTAACCAGGCCACGAAGGACGCAGGCGGATTGGGTCCTGCCGTTAAGAAGAGCGCAACCACTGTTCTGGAGTCGGTCGCTTTCATTATCAACGCCGGAGATGGGGTTGGCCGTGTTTTCAAGATTATATCGGCAGAGTTTGATGGCCTAGTTTCCAGCGCTGCAGGCAGCATCACCGCGGGTGTATTCCAGACCCTGACGCTACTAGACAAATTGCCTGGGGTAGATCTTAGTTCACAGCTTGGTGCCCTTGAGAAAAACTATAACGACCAAGTGGCCGCAGCTGCTGACGCGGCGTCCAGAATGCGCGCTGCGCTTGAAACACCGTTGGCCGGTTCAGCGTTCATCGATTACTACAAAAAAGCTAATGATGCTGCTGAACAGCTATACCGGACGCAGCAGCGCAACCAGCGTCAGGGTGTCGGCGAAGGCGCAGGCAGCGGTGTTGATCCCGCAGCCATTGCCGCCAAGGCCGCCGCAGAGAAGAAAGCGGCCAGCGATGCGGCCGCAGCAGCAAAGAAGATCCAGGACACATTCAACTCGACCGAGACGGACTACGAACGCCAGATCGAGCTGATCAACACAAGCGCGGATGCCCAGAAGGATGCCACGGAGGCAGACAAGCTTCATTTTGAAATCGCATCCGGCAAACTTGTAGGTATCAACGTCGAGCAACAGAAGCGACTTGAAGGTCTCGCAGGTGAACTGGATCGGCTAGATAAGCTGAAAAAGAGCAACGAAGATCTCGCCGCGGTTGAGGCTTACCGACGCAATGCCAACCAGCAAAATCAGCAAGTCAAAGATTCATTCGATCTGGACCTTGCTGGTGCTGGCGAGAGCGACAAAGCAAAAGACCGTCGTAGGCAGCTTTTGCAGATCGACCAAGACTACTTCAGCGAAGTTGACAAGCTGTGGCAGCAGTTCAACTCAAAGGACATAACCAAAGAGCGATATCAGCAGGAAACCGCTATCGCAGAAGAGGCTTATGCCCAACGGATAGTCATCCAGGAGGACTATTACAACCAGCTCGACGAAGCTCAATCAAATTGGATGGACGGCGTAACGTCTGCATGGGAGAACTATGCTGACGCCGCTCAAGACTATAGCCAGATGGCTGCAGACCTGACATCCAGCACGCTTAACAACGCAAGCAGCGGCCTGAGCACTTTCCTTTCCGACGTTACCACTGGATCGGAGGATGCCGGTGACGCGCTCGCCGACATGGTCAGCGGCTTCGCGAAGTCCACGATCAAGGCCTTGGCTGACCTGGCCTCGCAGTGGCTCGTTTACCAGGCGGTGCAATTGGTGGTCGGTAAAACCGGCCAATCGTCCGCCGCGATAGGGATGATTGCTAATGCACAGGCGGCATCGTTTGCTGCTCAGGTGAATGCGTACGCTTCCACCGCGGCGATCCCTATCTTCGGTCCTGCACTGGCTCCGGCCGCGGCGTTGACTGCTGCTGCTGCGACCGCTCCGATGGTCGCAGGCGTTGCTTCGGCCGCACTGTCAGGTATGGCGCACGACGGTATCGACTCGGTACCGGAAACGGGCACCTGGCTGCTTCAAAAAGGCGAGCGCGTCACTACCGCCGAGACCAGCGCGAAACTGGACCAGACCCTGAACAATATTCAGGGCGGAAACTCTGGTGGAAACATCGAGTTCCACGCGCCAGTCACTGTTCAGGCCCAGTCGGGCATGAGTGATCAGGAGGCTCGCAACCAGGGCAACGCAATCAGCGACGCGATCGAGCAGCGCATGGGCCAGTTCCTTGACCGCGAAATGCGGCAGGGCGGGCGACTCTGGAGGCGAAATGGCTGAGACATTCAGTTTCGATGTTCGAGTAGGCGCATCCGGCGATGTCAGCCAGAAGACCTGGGAGAACGATTTCGGCGACGGCTACGTGCAGGCCGGTGGCATCGGTATCAATACCAAGGCTCAGTCTTGGGATGTCAGTGTCACCGGGAAGCTCGGACCGGGCCAGGTCGTGCAACAGGTCAGGGATTTCCTTGATCGGCAAGAAGGCTACAAGTCTTTCCTTTGGACGCCTCCAGGCGGAGCGCAAGGCCGGTATCGCGCGAATGGGTACCAGATGGCCACGCTTGGTGGCGGAGGAATGACGATATCAGCGACCTTTAAACAGGTCTTCAATCCCTGACCCCGCCGAGTGCGGGGTTTTTATTGGGCGACCCATGCAGATCACATCAGATTTCCAGAAGCTTGAGCCAGGCAATCAGATACGGCTCTACGAGCTCGACGCGAATCGCCTGGGCGCAACCATCTGGCGCTTTCACGGCCACGCGCATGAGGGCGAGATCATCTGGCAGGGCCAGCTGTATTCGCCGATCCAGATCGAAGCGAAAGGCTTTGACGTGCGCGGGGATGGCCGACCGGCCACACCGACGCTTCAGGTCGCCAACGAGCTGCAAGGGATCCGCGGCGCGATATCGGCTATCTGCTTGCAGTTCCGCGACTTGGCCGGCGCCCGGGTGAAGGTGATCGAGACTTTCAAGCACTTCCTGGACTCGGCCAATTTCGCCGAGGGCAATCCCACCGCTGCCGATCAAAGCCGGACATCGATCTGGTACATCGAGCAGAAGACCGACGAGAACCTCGCCGCTCTGACCTTTGAGCTGTCCAGCCCGATCGACATGGAGGGGCAGAAACTGCCCGCTCAGCAGATCACCAAGCTGTGTCGGTGGGCCTGCCGTGGGCAGTACCGCGGCGAGGCCTGCGCTTACACCGGGTCGGCTATGTTCACCAAGAAAAACGAGCCGACGGATAACCCGGCGCTGGATCGCTGCGGCGGCTGGTGGAGCAGCTGCAAGCTCCGCGGGAACACGCGAAGGTTTGGCGGCTCCATGGGCGCGAGCCTGATCACAAGTTCGAGGTAAACGATGCGAATCAATCAGCAACTGGTGGCGGCCATCCAGGCGCATGCCGAATCGGCTTACCCGGCCGAGGCCTGCGGCGTCCTCATCAAAACGGCGGAAGGCCGTGAGTACGTCCCCTGCACCAACGTGGCCAGCGACCCCATGCAGCACTTCCTCATCGACAAGCACGATCAGGCTGACGCCGAGGATCGCGGCGAGTTGCTGGCCATCGTCCATAGCCACCCTGGGCGCAGCCCGGCGCCGAGCATGACCGATCTGGTCAGCTGCGAGCTGCATGAGCTGCCTTGGGGAATTGTTTCGTGGCCCGGCGGCGAAATGGGCTGGTTCAAGCCGACGGGATTCGTTGCGCCACTACTTGGCAGGGAGTTCGCGCACGGGCTTCTTGACTGCTGGTCTGCCTGTCGTGACTGGTATGCGCGCGAGGCACTGCTGCAGTTGCCGAACTTCGAGCGCAAGGAGCTGTGGTGGGAAAACGAAGGCGGGTCGAGTCTATACGAAGAAAACTATGAATCTGCCGGTTTTGAGCGTGTCAGCGAGATGCGTCGCGGCGACATGCTGATTTTTCAGGTGCCTACGGTAGGCCGACCCTGCCACTTCCCCAACCATGCCGCGATCTACCTCGGCAGTGACCCGTCGATCCACAGCGAGCCGGCACCAACCCTCGGTGGCTCAGGACCGTTCATTTACCACCATATGCATGGCCGCTCATCAGCACGAGAAGCACTGGGTTGGTCGATGACCAAACGCCTGAAGCTGATTCTGCGGCACAAGGACTACCCTCAATGACCATGCGAACGATCAAGTTGTACGGCGTGCTGCGCCGGCACTTCGGCCGTGAGTACACCATTGACGTGCACAGCGTTCGTGATGCGGTTAACGCGCTTTGCGCTCAGATCGCGGGGTTCGAAAAATTCCTGCGCAGCGGCGAAGAGCGCGGCCTGGTCTTCAGCGTGTTCTGCGGAAAGCGTAACGCCGCCGAGGGCGAGTTTGATCTGCAAGGCGCGGACGCCAGTGATATCCGCATTGTTCCGCTGATTCAGGGGAGCAAGCAGGCCGGCCTGTTCCAGGTGGTGCTGGGCGTGGCTTTGATTGTTGCTGGCGCATTCAGCGGCGGCACGACGGCGCCGATGGGCGTTGCGCTCATCGCAGGCGGCGCCGCGGTGGGTTTGGGGGGCGTGGTGCAGATGCTCTCGCCCACGACTAAAAACGCCACCGGCGGGAACAATGACGACGGCAACAACCCTTCGTATGGGTTCGGAGGCGCGGTCACCACCATCGCCCAAGGCAACCCCTATCCGCTGCTGTACGGTGAACGGGAGATCGGCGGGGCGGTTGAGTCCGGTGGCATTTACACGCAAGACCAGATGTAACCAGCAGCAACACCAGACCCGCTTCGGCGGGTTTTCTTTTTTGTGGGGGCAGCATGAGCGAAGCGGTTTTGGTAAGGCCTGTTCAGGGTGGCAAAGGCGGGGAGAGCAAGCCCAAGCAGCCCTCCATTGCGTCCAACAGCACGCCATCCATTGCCACCGCACGCATCGTCTATCTCTGGAGTTGGGGGCCTATCGTAGGTCCGGTCAATGGCCTGCGATCGGTGAAGCTGGACGGCACCCCGCTGGTCGCCGAGGACGGCACTGTCAATTACCCGGGCGTGAAGTGGCAGTTCCGCAACGGGGAGCTCAATCAGGAACGCCTGGACGGTATCGCCGAGTCGAGTAATGAGATTGACGTCAATCAGACGCTGCTGTCGACGACTCCATGGCTGCACAGCATCACCAATGCGGTGATTGATGCGGTTCGCATCCGTTTCGCCTGGCCGCAACTTCAGTCGCAGGACCAGGCCGGGAACATCAACGGCGTGCGCATCGATTACGCGATCGACGTTCAGACCGATAGTGGTCCATTCGTGCAGATGCTGACCTCGTTCGTCGACCGCAAGAACGTAACCAAGTACGAGCGCTCCCACCGCATCGACCTGCCGGCCGGAAGCCGCTGGACGATTCGCGCGCGCCGACTGACTCCTGACGCGAACAGTTCGCTGGTGCAGGACAGCATGGTCATAGAGGCCATTGCTCAGGTGGTCGATAGCGATCAGGAATATCCGCTGACGGCCGTCGGATGCGTTGAGTATGACGCCCAGCAATTCGGCGGCGACATCGCGAAGATAGCGGTGCTAATGCGCGGGCGGATCGTGCGGATTCCCTCGAACTACAATCCGGAAACCCGCACCTACGCCACCGGCGGCCCTGGGACATCCAACGGCATTTGGGACGGCACGTTTAAAGAGGCCTATACCAACAACCCTGCCTGGATCTTCTACGACCTGGTGCTCGACCCTTATTACGGCCTGGGCGAGCGCGTCGATGCCACCATGATCGACCGCTGGAATCTCTATCGCATCGGACAATACTGCGATCAGCTGGTGCCTGATGGCGCGGGCGGGATGGAACCGCGGTTCACCTGCAACCTGTATCTGCAAAAGCAGGCCGATGCCTACGCTGCATTGCAGGATCTGGCCGCCGTATTCCACGGGATGTCGACGTGGGACGGCTCGCAGATCACCGTCAACGCGGACATGCCCGGCGACCCGGTCTACACCTACAACCCTTCGCAGATCCTGAACAACGGCGAGATCAAATACGCGGGCACCCGCGCTCGCGATCGCCACAACCTTGCGATGGTCACCTGGGACAACCCGGCCCAGGGCTTCGATACTGACAAAGAGCCTGTCTTTGACGACGAAGGGCTCGCAGAACTTGGCTCAGTCAACGAGATGTCCGTCGAAGCGTACGGCTGCACCTCGCACGGTCAGGCGCAGCGCGCGGGTCAGTGGGCCTTGCTCACAGAGCAGACCCAGATTCGAGGAGCCTCATTTCGGGTTGGGCTCGATGGACAGATTCCGAAGCCCGGCCAAATCATTGCCGTCGCCGACCCCATGCTCGCGGGTCGAGCAAACGGTGGGCGGATCAACAGTGCAACAGGCCGCGTGGTCACCGTAGACCGTGATATCGATCTGCCCGCCGGCGGCAAGCTGCGCGTGAACTTGCCCAGCGGTAAGAGCGAGGCCCGGGTCATCACTTCGGTATCTGGGCGCAAGGTAACCGTGGCGGCGGCCTACAGCGAAACGCCGGAAGCCGAATCCGGATGGATTCTCGAGTTCGACGACCTGAAGACCATGCAGTTTCTGGTCAGGAACATTACCCGTCCTGAGTGGCACCAGTTTCAGCTCGACTGCATTCAGCATGAGCCGAGCAAGTTCGATGCGATCGACTTCGGTGCCGTCATTGACGATCGGCCAATCAGCGGCATACCGGTTGGAACGCAAGATCCTCCGGCGCAGGTGCTTCTCAGCCAGCACGTGGTGATCGAGCAAGGCATCGCCGTTACGTTTATGACCATCGCTTGGTCTGCCGCGCCAGGTGCGGTCGCGTATGACGTCGAATGGCGCTGGGGCTCCCGCAGCTGGATTAAAGTGCCGCGTACAGGCGAGATGTCTGTCGACGTACGCGGAATCTATTCAGGTCAGTACCTGGCGAGGGTGCGCGCCGTAAGCGCGCTGAATGTCGCATCGCTGCCGACGACCTCCGTGCTGACCGACCTGCAAGGCAAAACCGGTTTGCCGCCAGCCGTGACTTCGCTGACAGCGTCGGCGCTGATCTTCGGCATCCACCTCAAGTGGACTTTCCCACCTGGTGCGACAGACACGCAGCGCACCGAGATCTGGTACGCCCCGACCACGGACCTTGCTGCAGCGACAAAGCTCAGCGATCTGGCGTACCCGCAGTCCGAGTACAACATGCAGGGCCTGCGTGCGGGCATGACGTTCTTCTTCTGGGCGCGACTGGTCGACCGTTCCGGCAATATCGGCCCGTGGTACCCGGCCGGGGCTGGTGTGATGGGACAGACCAGTTCAGAGGCTGACGCCATCCTGGACATGATCGCCGGCCAGATCGGCGAGACGGAGCTTGCACAGCACCTGCTTTCAGAAATTGAGCTAATCAGTGGCGACGGCCCTGACTCAGTGAACGAGCGCATTAAAGAGCTCAAGGCGGAGATCGGCGAAATCACGGATGCGCTGGTATACGTGCCGACGGATGCTTACGTTCGCGATAACACGGTGAGAGTTGGCGACAACCTGTGGACCGCGATCGCCGACGTCCCCGCTAAGGCCGACGGGTCGAACGGACCGCCGAACCCGACCTACTGGGTGAATAGCGGCCAGTCGATCCGCACCGCCAACGGCCTGGCCGCGCAGGTCACGAAGAACACGACTGACATCACATCCATCGACGGCAAGACCACATCGACGGCGTCGCAACTCCAAGCAATCCAGGCCTCAACGCGCGATGACCCCATTGAGGGGCTGATGGCCGACGCGCTGAAAGGGTGGGATGCCACGGCCAGCTATGCGCAAGAGGTAAAGGTCCGCTCGGAGCAAGACTTCGCCCAGGCGCAGCGCACCACTCTTCTGGATGCCAGGGTGGCAGGCAGCGACGCGAAAATCAGCATCGTTGAGACGGCGCAGACCACGGATAGAGAGGCAAATGCTCAGCAGATAACCAACCTGACGGCGACGGTTACCACAAACCAGACGACAGTTCAGGCGGCTATCCAATCTGAGGCCAATGCCAGATCAAACGCTGACGGAGCAATTTCCACGAAGCTGGATCAGGTCCAGGCCACTGCAAACAACGCCACATCAGCAGTGCAGACAGTCAGCAAGGCTCAGGCATCAACAGACGGCAAGCTGTCGACGATGTGGTCGGTCAAGATGCAGGTCACAGCGGGAGGGCAATATGTTGCCGCCGGTATCGGGCTGGGCATTGAAAACACTGGGGCAGGGCTGCAAAGCCAGTTCATCGTCTCGGCTGACCGGTTTGCCATCGTCAACACAATCGCTGGCGGTGCGATATCGGTTCCGTTCGCGGTCCAGGGCGGCCAGGTGTTCATGAACTCTGCCTTCATCCAGGACGGCACGATAACTAACGCCAAAATCGGCGGGTCACTTCAGTCGACAGACTATGTGCCAGCAACTTCTGGCTGGGTACTTCCGAGAACCGGGCCGTGGGAGCTGAACGGAAGCATGGCCGACGGCCGTCGATCAACCATCACCAACTCCGCTGTGAGGATGTACCACGCAAATGGCGTCCTCGGCATTGACCTGAGCCTCTGAAATGACAGGGATAACCATCAAAGCCAACGACGGAAGGGTGCTGGTCGATATGACGATGAAAATCAGCCAGACATTGGGGAGTGTCGATACCGGCAGCGCCAACGGATCGGCAACGATTCCTGCCGCGCCTGCTGGCAAGACGCTCTACTTCATCATCGTGCCGCTGGTTGACTTGCAGCGCGAAAAGGGCAAGAAGCCGGCGGTCACACTGTCCGGCACATCTCTATCGTGGGCCTACTCCTACAACCCCAACGGCTGGGGATATTTCTCGGCTAACTGCCGAATCTATTACGGGTATTACTGATGCCTTCACTGGTTGTTAAGAAAGACACCGGCGAGCTGCTCTTTGACACCTCAAAGATCTGCTACGGGCTCGTTAGAAGCGGATATCTGGTAGCGGGGGATATCTGGCAGCGGAAGGTTTTAAGATCAGTCACTAATGACCCTGACCAGGCAAGCAGCTACATCGACAGCACCCGCACCGGAGATCAGATGTTCACGATCACAGTGCCGAATGCCCGGTCGCCCATCATATTCCTGGTGGGCAAGGGGTGCTTGCAGGGCACATCACTGAGCGGTTCGACGATGACCTTTCACTACAGTGCCGCCAGCACCGCAACCAAGGCCTACGTTTTCGACCTAATGGCGGACAACATCGCAGGCTCACCTTATTTGAAGACGTTCACCGATCAGGGGGTCTGCACTTTCAATTCCCTGCAACCACCGGTGAATGTGGTGGCAGCAGTTCAGGCGCCTGCGCCAGGCGCGCTAGATGGCTATGGTCGAAGACCCCAACCGTACGCGGGTGGAAGCTGGCAGCCTGCCAGGGCGCAAACAGCCTCGGTTGATTTCCAGTGCCACTTCAACATCGACATCGCTCTCAGTGCGGGTATCGAGTATGCGGCCTTCCTTCCATGGTCTCGCGCGGGAAACGGGTTCGTTTCTGGGGATCTCACGGGGGTGAACGGCAAGATGATTGGATTTTCCGAGGGCGCTTATGGGCGAACTGGGGGCATCAGCTTTATGTTCGGGCCGGCTGGCGCAACGAACAGTCTTGATTGGACAGGGAACCAGTACACAGTGCCCGGCTCGATGGCGAACTTGCTTGTCGATCGGTTTCCGCAAGCACTTGTGGTCGCCACTGCGAATCTTCCTTTCCCCTACAACTGATCGTCTTAGTTTCTGCGCAACTCGCGCTAACCAAAATATCAATGGAGATATCTGATGCCTTGGCTCAGAGGTGGGACTGTGTCCGTGACAAACGGATCGACTGCTGTAACCGGCGTGAATGCGGCGTTCGATGCCAATGCGCGGGTCGGTGACGCGTTCGTCGGCCCAGACGGCCTGAACTACGAGATCGCCAACGTGGCCAGCGCGACGGTAATCTCGATCTTGCCTGCGTATAAAGGCGCGAGCGTGAGTGGCTCGGCTTACGCGATCATGCCGGTTCAGGGCTACCCAAAGCTGCTGGTCGATGCGTTCAACCAACTGCGGTTGCAGTTCGGGGACAAGATGGCCGCCTTGGGCACGACGGGCAACTACGACACTTTGCCCATCGCCAAAGGCGGCACAGGCCGGACCGACGGGCGATTGCTCGTCTCGGAAGTAGGCGTGCAGCAGGCCGCAGCGATCTACAACGTGCAGGGCTTGTACATGGGCTGGAACTCGGCCAACCAAGGCGAGGGGCATTTCATTGTCAACCGTGGCGGGGGAGTTGGCGGGTATAGCTGGCGCTCCGTGAATGCGGCAAACACTGCCACCGGCCCGTCAATGACCTACTCCTATGACGGCCTGCTCACTGTTCCGACTTTGAGCGTATCCGGTGCGCCCATCGCTATAGCCTCAGGCGGCACCGGCGGCAACACCCAGGCGACGGCGCGGACAGCTTTGGGCCTCGGAGTTGCGCAGGCTCCCACGCTGGCCTCGCTCGAGTTGGTTGCATCCACGCCTTACATCGACTTTCACTACAACAATACAACCGCTGATTACGACGTTCGTCTGGCTAATGACACTGGCGGAACTCTAACGCTGACTGGGCGCTTCGGCTCCACCGGAACCTGGTGCAAGGCGGGTGTCAGCGGAGCACGAGGCGGCACCGTCTATAACTTCAACTGGACCGGCTCGAACATCGATTGTTACATCGACGCGACCTATGTCGGAACGATGACGCTGTTCAGCTCCGACTACCGAATCAAAAAGTTCATCAAGGATGTCGCTGGCGTTTCTTTCCTCGATCGGATCGACGCTTACCGCATTGTGACGTTCCAGAAAAAGGTATTCGGCGACGTGTTCCGCGGCGACGGCACGACTTATCAGGGCCTGATCGCCCACGAAGCGAAGGCGGTCAACCCTCTGGCAGCGAGCGGCGAAAAAGACGGGGTTACAGAGGATGGCCAGCCGCTGATTCAGCAACTGGACCCGATGGCTCTCATCACCGATCTGATGGGCGCTCTCAAAGAATTACGCGCCGAAGTCAACGCGCTGAAACTCGCCGCGCAGCCGCCCGTCGCCGCGTAAAGCAACACCGCAACACCGCAACCCGCCATCGCGCGGGATTTTTTATGCCTGGAGAAAAGTGATGACCGTGACTGAAAAAGATCGCGATGTGCTGGCGCGCACGCTGTGGGGCGAGGCACGCGGGGAGGGGCTGGCCGGAATGGTTGCCGTGGCCTGGACGATCCGCAATCGAGTGGACGACGGCAAGGATAAATCGTGGTGGGGCGAGGGTTACGCCGGCGTCTGCCAGAAGCCGTACCAGTTCAGCTGCTGGAACCGCAACGACCCGAACTATCAGTTCCTGAGTGGCGCACGCGCTATCCCGTTCCGCGAGCTGGCGCAGTGCCGTATTGCTGCTGACCAGGTGATCGACTGCAAGGTGCAGGACCCCACCGGCGGCGGGACCCACTATTACGCGACCACCATGCCCAAGGCGCCGGACTGGGCGGCCAAGGCGAAGCTGACGCTGAAGCTGGGCAACCACGTTTTCTTCCGCGACGTGCCTTGATCCCGCCGCTCAACAGAGTGCTCTCAGCGCTGATTTAGTTTAGGAGATGAAGATGCAATCTCAGCAATACATTGCGCCGGCGAGCCTGGCGCCGATAACGCTTGCCGTTAAAGCAAACGGCGGAAGCGTCAAGGTCGAAAAGCAGGTGGGCACCGACTGGGTAGTATCTGATGTGTTCGCGCAAGATGGTGCCTGGCGTCTCGATCTCGGGTATTCGCAAACGCGCTTTACGCCAGTTGGCGGCGCGGTATTCGAGATTTCGTCATGAGCCTGCTTATCAGCACTGCCGTGCCTCGCCGCCGCATCCGTCGCGGTCTCGGATTATTGGGCGACAGCTTCAGCGCGAACAGTCACACCGTTGCTGCCACGGCGTTTGGTACTGAGGCGTATGGCCCCGCCGGCGCGATCGCGGCAAAGACTGGCCTCTTCCCCAGCTACCTGGACAACCAAGGCAAGGTTGGCGACCACTCCGGCCAGTTCATGCCAAGGCTTCCTTCCTGTCTGACGTCACTTACGGCGGATCTGTGGCTGCTGCTGTCGCGCACCAACGACAGCACCACGCCAGGCATGACCCTCGCAGACAGCAAGGCGAACGTGATGAAGGCTGTCACCGCGTTCCAGAACACGCCTGGCAAATACCTGATCGTCGGAACGGGCACACCGCGGTTCGGCACTAAGGCGCTGACCGGCCAGGCCTTGGCGGACGCGATTGCTTACAAGGACTGGGTGCTGAACTACGTCCGGCAGTTCGTACCGGTGGTCAATATTTGGGACGGGTTCACGCAGGATATGACCGTCGATGATCTGCATCCGAACCTGATCGGCGCCGACTTCATCCAGTCCCGCTGCGTGCCTATAATCAACGCTAATTTCGAATTCTTCGGCGTGCCGCTGCCCACGGATGCCGCCGACCTGTACTCGGCGATTCGCCCGTTCGGCTGTTTGAACGCCAACCCGCTGATGACTGGCTCAACCGGCGTTATCAACGCATCGGTCAACCCAATCGCCGGATCGGTGCTGGCGGACAACTACAAAGCCTCCGGCTCGGGCCTGACTGGCATCACCACTCGCTGGTACAAAGAGCCTGCGGCATTCGGCGAGGCGCAGTGCATCGAGTTGGCCGGGACCATGGCGACGGCCGGCGGGTACATCTATCTGCAGCCGGCCGCGAACGTGACGCTTTCGAATCTTCTGGCAGGGGACGCCATCGAGATGGTTTCGGCTCCGGAGATCGTCGGCAACAGCCGGGGCATCCTCGGCTGGGAGGCTGAGCTGATCATCACCAAACCGGTGGCGAGCACGTCCACCACGATCTATTACCGCTCGATGGACAAGTATCAGGAGCCATTCACTCTGCCAGCGAACTGGAAAGGGGCGCTGGAAACCCAGCGCTACCAGTGTGATGTCACTGAGACGGTCGTTACCGCAAGGATGGGGCTTTACCTGGCCGCGGGCATCAACCAGGACTCGAAAGTAAAAGTGGCTCAGTTCGGTATCCGTAAGGTCTGAGCCGAGCTTTGGTGCGAGTCTTTCTGCTGGAAAGACTGGCCGAAAATAAATGCTTCGCGACACAAAAGGAGCGGCCAGCAGGATGCGTCAACATCCAGGCTGGCCACCGAACCGCAGACTATCCCTGCAAGTCCAGCCAAGGCTCCCGCTCTGTGCACAAAGCGCGGCGAGCCTAGCACCTGTTTATCCATACAGTAAAGGCTTGCATAATGACCAACCCGATTGTTCCGTGGATGGGCGGCAAACGCCGCCTTGCAAAACCGCTGCTCGCGCTGTTTCCAGCGCATGATTGCTACGTTGAAGTGTTCGCCGGCGGCGCAGCGCTTTATTTCAAAAGGCCCGAACCCGCGAAGGTTGAGGTCCTGAATGATCTCAATGGTGAGTTGGTCAGCCTTTACCGGGTTGTGCAGAACCACCTTGAGGAGTTCGTCCGCCAATTTAAGTGGGCTTTGAGTTCACGGCAGATTTTCGAGTGGCAGAAGATGACCCGGCCGGAAACATTGACCGATATCCAGCGTGCCGCGCGGTTCTTCTACCTTCAGCACCATGCCTTCGGCGCAAAAGCGACCGGGCAGACATTTGGCACCGCTACAACTGGGCGCCCGATCAACCTGCTGCGTATTGAGGAAACTCTCTCGGATGCGTGGCAGCGCCTGGCGGGCACCTACGTGGAAAATTTGCCCTGGCTGAAATGCGCTGAGAAATACGATCGGCCGCATACGTTCCATTACATGGATCCGCCGTATTGGCAGACCCAGGGATACGGGACAGAGTTCGGGCTCGGCGAGTATCAGGCGATGGCCGATTTCATGCGTCGGTGCCAGGGGAAGGTGATGGTCAGCATCAATGACCTCCCCGACATCCGCGAGGTGTTCGCGGGTTTCCGGATGCAGGAGCTGAGTATCAGGTACAGCACTGCAAACCCCAGAACCGGAAAAGCCGCGGTGACAGGTGAGCTGGTGATCATGAACTGGGAGTAGGCTTCGACGGCTTTATCAGGTGCTCGCCTTGATTCCGGACGTTTCCAACATCCCTGCTCACCTCAAACCAGGTGAATCCCTCAGTCGGCCTGCAGCACTCCTTTGCGATCTCGGCGGCGCGCTCCAGCGTCGTTTCGGGATCCACCCATTCCCGAGCGTGCTCTGGGCTCAGCACCACCGGCCGGCGATCGTGAATGTCGACCATTCCTTGATCGCTTTCGGCGGTGATGATCCACGAAGCCGTCTTGCGGGTCGGGTTCAAGCCCCTGATGCACTTCCGCCAGTGCGGCGAAGAACATCGAACCTTCTTCCTTCAGCCTGATGAAGTAGGGCTGCTTCTTCTTCGAGTCGCTCGGATCTTTCACCCATTCAAACCAGCCGTTCGCCGGAGCCAGCGCCCGGCCGTTCGGCCATAGCTGCTTGAAATACTTCCCTGTCATCACCGTTTCGACCCTGGCATTGATCGGGGCCGGACGCTTCCCTTCACCTTTCGCCCAGAACGGCGACCATCCCCAACGCGCCTTGTCCACACTCAAGCCGTCCTCGGTCGGTCTGATGATCTCGACGCGAGTCGTCGGCGCGACGTTGTAGCGCTCGATCGGCCAAAGGTCGTAACCGTTGATGACCAACTGCTCTAGAGCAAGCGTCTTGAGGTAATGGTCCATCGGCTCGTAGATCGAGTAGCGTCCGCACATGAGGTCACCTGTCGCAAATTGGCTTATACAGTGTTGACCGCAATCGTCCAGCTTAGTTAACTGTACGCATATACAGTATCAGCAAGCGAAGCCTTCCCATCTACGTCCTCATCACTCCGCGCCGCCAGATGGGCGTCGCCGTACCGAAAGACCAGCTCAGCAAGATCTCGCCGTTCAAAGGTGACGTGCAGATCGTTGAGTCTCAGTGCTCCGCCCTCGGCCGCATTACCCGGGAAGCCTTCATCTTGAACAGCGTCGGCCACGCGCGGGATGCTTTGCCAAGGCTTCTTGATGCCAGCGTGACGAGCATGGGGACCCAAGGCCTCATTATTTCCGGCATCGAGCAGATCGAAGAGGCGTTTTACTTCCAGTCCTGGTGGTGCCGCTTTGAATGACGCCCCGGCGCCTGACCACCTGGACATTTCACTGGATGAGCTCCTGAACATCCGCGCGCCGGGCACTTACCTGGTGAAGGTTGAGGGCGACAGCATGGAGGGGGCGGGTATCTTCTGCGGTGATCTGCTGATCGTGGATAAGGGGATCGACGCCAAGGCCGGGCAGGTCATCATCGGCGTCGTCAACCAGCAGCCTCTGGTCAAGTACCTGGCCTTTGTTGGCTGCCACGCGGTGTTGCGCTCGGCGAACCGAAAATATCCTGACCGCTTCATCATGGAAGGGGACGACTTTGATATCTGGGGCGTGGTCACGCACAGCATCCGTGATCACGCGAGGAACTGAGCGAGGATGTCAAAGCGCGTAAAGTGAAAAATATGGAATGACTTGCTCAAACATGAGGTGTCGTAAGCTTTCGACCACTGCCAGCTTAGCGGACCAGCCCCATGGACCGAGGATTTCTTCTCATTAAGACGGATCCGAGCTGTTGCGATTGAGAGAGTAGGGATAAGCGTAGGCGGAGATACGATGGGCAGAGTAAAACTCCTCACCGCCAGCGAGAGATTAAGCAGCATTATCAAAGTGTTGCAAATCATGCGCAGTCGAGCGTTAGTGAATCTCTAAATTTTTGACACCGCTGAAAGCTACTTGACCAGCGCGTTTTCGGCAAAAAAGATCGTGACATTGGAAAGACTAGGACTATTATGCCGAGAATTACACCTGTCCCTTTCTCGTGCCGCGGGAGGGCAGGGTTTGGTGGCAAAGTCTCTGCTACGGCCGTCGGCATTTAAGGGAAGTCATGACCAAAGAAACATCACGGAAACCGATAAGCCGCACACTGCAGCTCAAACCTATCAAATTTTCAGAACTAAAAGCGGGTAATACTAATACATTACCTGCACTTATGGAAAATTACGCCGATGTTTTTAAAACGGTCGGAGCTCGTACTGATACTACCGGGCTTAAGCTGGCTGATGGAACCATAGTTCCACAGCTCTGCACTTTTTTTAACAACTACAAAAAACTGGACGATGACACTTGTATCTTTGAAATTTGGTCGTACGAGCCGGGTATGATTCCTCAAACATTGACGCCGGATCCTTCGCTTCCTGATGCGGTTGTTGATGTCGCCCTAGGAGGTGAGGACGGGAGCGATAATAAAGAGTTTATCCACATCGCGCACGTATTGGCATTCGGGCAGAGCGCGATCGTTGAAAGTACTCGAAGTACTGGCGGCGTACACAATATTCAACGGTATTTGAACAAGCTTGGGCGCATGGCCATGCTTGGTCGGAAAGCTAGTTTCTTTTTCACAGATGCTATAACCACTGAATTATCGAAGGAAATAGACCGGGCCGGAGGGGCCACCGGCTTCACAGTGGGAGTGACCTCAGTGGATCCTAATAACAAAAGCGCGTTGCTCGGCGCCCTTTCTAGCGTACGTAGTTATATGCCTTCCTCGGGGATATTGACTGTTGACTGGCGGTCGAGGGATAAGCTTCCCACCAGCAAGGTAATAGAGGCTTACGACGAAGCGCAGCAGCAGAGTGAAGTGGAGAGTGTTATCATACATCTGCAAGACGGTTCCTCAATCAGGGGGCTGTCAAAGTTTAAAATCAAGAAAACAGTGCAGGTTGAGGATGTAGGAGGTAAGAATCCGAACTTGGAGGAACTCCGTAGAAAAATGGTCCTCTACCTTGAAGAGTTATGTACGCCCGGAGTAGATGGGAAAAGGATTTTAGACGAATCTGGAGCGCTGGCGGATAATGAGATATTTATACCTGATTCCCGAAGAAGTAAGAAACGCGAAGCTGATAAGGGATGAGCTTGCTGAGGTTTCTGCGGCAGCTTCCAGCAACTGGGCATACCTTTGCTGGAATTTTCTAGTGCTGATTTTGGGCGCGGGGATAGGTCTGCTATGCGCTAAGTTCGTTGATAATGATGTTTTGAATGCAGTAATAGCCTTCGATGGTGTGATTATTGGCTTTGTTATAACCGCAATGCTATTTTCGGGGCGCAGTCAGTTTTTAACTAAGTTGTCTTATGAGCAGGTTCTTCTATATGCTCAGAAAACGCGTTATATGCTGTTGTCGCAAATGAATACATTGTTCTCATTTCTGGCATGTTTAATCTTTAGTGTCTTGTCAATGATCTCGCTTAAAAGTGGTTATGTCGATAAGCAGACGGTTGTTGTTCTTGCGGCGTCATTTTTTATCTTGGGCTGCTATAGGATAATTCTGTTGCCTTTTCAGATTTATGACATTCATTCATTTGCGTTAGATAACTTGATTGCTGATTCGGCGGACAGCGTTGCTGGAAATGTGAAGTCAAAAACTGAAGAACGATTGCGACTTCTGGGATGATGTGTTTGGCTCGCATCTTTTCTCATTCAGCACCGAAAGAGTAGTGGATATTTCGACACGGTACAAAGTGTAAATATCCTGATTAAATGCCCTGGCGATAGCCTTCAAAATCCCAGTATTTTCACGCCCCTGCGGTGCACCGCAGGGGCTGCATCAATTTACTTCCCAAGCTTTTTACGAGCGTCTACCACCATCGGGCCGACAGCTTTTACTGCGGTTTTGAGCTCTTCTTCGGTCACACCAAACTCTTTAGTCCAGTGCTTCAGCTCCCAGGCCTCAGAGGTGTTCACTCGAGCTCGGTCCTTCGGTCCGCGATCTTCTAAATTATCAGCCATTATCTATGTCCCTTTTGATTAGCCTGGTTATTCCAAGCCAACGAAGCATAGCCCATCCTGGAAGGCTGAAACGCGCGCAGGTCATCCGCCAGAGTGGCGCCAGCGAGTAGCGGAAATTAGTTACGAAACTCAAAGCCCGCCCCGCGTGGAATGCGGTCTGTAGCCCAGTGGTTTTAGAAAAGTCTGGGAACGCCAATTGCCCCCAAAGGGGCTCCCCGCTGGTTTTTCCATAACGGTCTTGAAATCCGGTGCATTGATCGTGAGGTTGGTTTTATAGGTCGGCAGAACGCCGGAGACGTGCGCAAAACCTCCTCTGGAGGCCGCGTGTTTTCGTTTGCGAAATCACAAAAAGGGCCGTAATTTGCGGCGCTGATTAGGTGCATTTCTCATTACATTTCAATGGCTTGAGGTCCTACAGCCCCCAGCATGGGTTGCTAGGGGTCGAGTGTTCGAATCACTCCGTCCCGACCATATTTTTCAATGACTTAGCCCAATCTTCTCAGGTTGGGCTTTTTCATGTCTGGAGATTTTCGGGGCTCATCCTGACTTCATTGTTGCAGACACGTCATCTCTGAGCTCACGGAACTGGCAATTCAGTCGATGCTCGGCGAGCAGTTCTTACAGCCCCGCCCATGATTTTCTGGTGCTCAGGTTTCAGGCTCACCAGGCAGTATCTTCGCGGCGGCTTCGACGATTTGCTTCCGAAGGGCCGGTGGCGATAGGGGCTGAAGTAAGGTATTAAAGCGGCCTGCTTACTGAAAGGATTCGAGCTATGCGCTACTGGATTGGTTTTATGCTGCTCGCGGCCTCTGCCGCTGCATGGGCTGATGAAGCACAGATGAAACAATGGGCAAAAATGGATCGCTGCTCAAACGCAGCGTCCGTCGTTGTTTCGATAATCGAAGAAACCTCCGATACGTTCAAGCAAGCGCTCGCCCTTCAAGGCGCGATAAACGGACTTAGAACCAATTCGAAGTTGGGTGAGGCGACCCCTACACCCACTGAGGTGTCGGGCTCCTACAATATGGCGCTTCGGATATCTGCGGGAATGCCGCGACCATTCGGGAAACGGGATCACGACTGGTTGATCGCACAATCTGCATCAGCGTGCTCATTGTGGATACCGGACGCCAAGCCTGAGTAGTTAGCCTGATGATTGTTTCCGACGGTGGCGGATAGCTTGGTCTGACGGGTTTTGGTGCGCGATAAGGTGCGAGTCGCTTTGGCTGCCAGCGTGCGGGCCGAAGTTTCTATCAATAGGGAGTTTTTTGAATGTTGTCGATCAGAATGTCTGCTCTGCCGCTTTGTCTGGCTCTGTTGGGCTATGCCGGCAACTCTTTCGCGAGCCCGGAAGATGAAAAGCAGCAAGGCCTTGTAGTGCTGGTTGCAATAGAGCAGGTCTGCAATAACGCGAATCCTGGCATGAAGAGCGATGTTGAGAACGCCATGGCATCGGATTCCACCATTGATGAGGCAACAAAGGCGGAAGTGAGAAAAATCAAATCTGACCCTGCCTATAAATTCAAGGTTAGCAGCATGGCCGACAACTTGATGCACTCCCCAATGGGGGCGTATGTCGCCAAAGACATGTGCAAGAATTACGGCTCGAAATAGTCAGTTCCACCGCAGCGCACCCGAAAATCACCGAAATCGTTGCTCAGTATTCGAGGCTGACGCTCAGTATTTCGTATGAAGGTGCTGTGCGTCATCTCGCTTCATGGCGCTGATGCGACCGAGCGTCCAGAAGGAAATCCCGAAGAAGAGCAGCGAAATCAGTACGCCGCCGCTCATGATGTAAAACCCCGGCCGAAAGCTATGGACGTTGGCTGCGATGGCGCTGTACTCCGGAAACCAGCGCGAATAGATCAGGGTGACGTCTTCGTCTACTCCACAGTTTTCCCTCTCGCCGCATCCAGTGTCCAAGTATTGCCCTTCGTGAGGCCGGTTATCTTGGTCCACGTAACGGTAGTGGACGATCTTAGCAAGTCGGTTTCTCGGGATTTCTTCCAGCTGCGTCACCGTGCCGGTCACTTGGTCCCCATTCCACTGAAGAGCTGCGTAGGTGAAACCTTCGTTTCTAGCCATCGCGGCAAATGCTAATAAAACACAGCATGCGATAGTTAGCAGGACGACCCGGTTGTACAGATGGTCTAGTTCTGCCTCACGTGGATTAAACATCCAATGCTCCATGGCTTACGGGGGAATGTGTTGCTATCGGCGAGGTACACAAGAACTTTATCGTCATGGCCAGCCAGGGCCAGGCCGCTTCGCTTCTGCTTCATGACCGGCGCAGTGCACCTGAACCGCCAGCAAGTTGGAAACTGGGGCCCGCTGTCCCGACTGCTTGCAATGGTTCAGAAGGCGATGTACCCCATACAGAGAGTTGGCACTGAACGGACGCCCCCCTTTTCGATGCGCGGACGGGCAGGGGGGGATCTCACCTTATATGAGCAGTAAGAGAAATGTAGCATTAGGCCATCTATGGACGATTTAAGTGTGTACAATGCGCGGCGCTCAGTTCCAGCTCTGGCTGAGCATTATTTATATAGGGAATTCAGATGTACGCTCTTCGCAACGTGTCAGCAGCCGTTTTGTTAGTTTTGACTACTGGCTGCGCTTCCGGTTTGGATCGCACACAAGAAGCTGAACTGGCTGGCTATCGTGCCAACCATCTTGACGTTCAAGAAAAAAGTCCAGGCCTGGCCGCAGGACTGGGCCTCCTGCCTGGCGGTGGATCGTTCTACGGGCGCGCTTACGGCTACGGTGTTGTCAACCTGTTGCTGTGGCCATTGTCCATTATCTGGGATCCTGTCAGTGGCTACGACGCGGCTGAGTCCATCAACTATCAGGCATCAAAGGCTCATGTAGCCAGCTTGAAGCGCCGGGACATGGATCGTCTTGACGCCAGGCTTTCAGCTAACGAGATTGATCTGAAAACCTACACGCTGGAAAAGCGAAAAGTTGACAATCTGTACTAACAATTCCTAAACATGGATGGAGCCCGCTGTAATGAGCTGAGCGTCATGCGCAGTACTTACGGTGGCCCAGCCTAATCCTTTCCCACCGGCAGGGAATTGACTCTGCCGAGCTGGGTATAGCCTCCCGTTGAAAGAACGGGGTCTGGTCGAAACGATACTGAGTCAGCCCCTCGACAAGCGCGTCGATAGAGCGCTGCATGACCCGGTGGCAGGCAGCGAACTGGCGCCTCTCAGTACCGATATACAT